GATGTAAAATTGTAAAGCATTGGTTTCCTGTAACATATTACTAACATCAATAGATGATGAAGACGGATCAAACCCGGATACATCCGTAAACTCAATAGACCAGTTGTGCAACGATTGATTAAACGAGGTTGCTCCATTGAACATATTTTTCATAATGGATACATTGGATACATCCCACTTACCAATAGGTTGGTCAAATGTTGACGCTTCTTGAAACATTGATTCCATATTGGTGACTTGGTCTGTATTCCATCCGCTAAGATCTTCGTTGAACGTAGTATAGTCTTTGAATAGTCCACTCATATCCACAATAGAAGATGTATTCCATGAATCTATTGGTTTGTAAAATAAATCGTATTCACTCCTATTGTTTTGGTATAGAGACACCGCATCATATAAATTGTCATTGGATACATCCCCAGTCAAGATATAAAATTGCAAAGCATTGGTTTCCTCCAACATATTGGTAACCTCAATAGAAGATGAAGATGGACCAAACCCGGATACATCCGTAAACTCAATAGGCCAGTTGTGTAACGATTGATTAAACGACGTTGCTCCACTAAACATATTGTTCGTAATGAATACATTAGAGATGTCCCACTTACCAATAGGTTGGTCAAATGAAGATGCGTCTTGAAACATAGATTCCATAGTAGCTACATTCCTAGTATCCCATACACTAATATCTTCATTGAATCGTGACGCATCTTGAAACATCGACTTCATTGTCACGACATTGGAAACATCCCATAATCCGATAGGTCGGTCAAATGTTGATGCGTGTTGAAACATAGATGACATATTAGAAACAGAAGATGTATTCCATGATCCAATAGGTTGGTCAAACGAAGACGCGTCTTGAAACATTGATTTCATTGTGATTACATTCCTAGTATCCCATCCGCTTATATCTCCATTAAATACTGACGCACCACTAAACATAGATTCCATTGTAATTACATTCGACACATCCCATGTTCCAATCGGTTGGTCAAACGAAGATGCGTCTTGAAACATTGATTTCATCGAAGATACATTCCCTGTATCCCATACACTAATGTCCCCATTGAATGTACTATAGTCTTTGAATAGTCCACTCATGTCCACAATAGAAGATGTATTCCATGAATCAATTGGTTTGTAAAATAATTCGTATTCACTTCTATTGTTTTTATGTAGAGACACGGCATCATATAAATTGTCGTTGGATACGTCCCCAGTCAAGATGTAAAATTGTAAAGCATTGGTTTCCTGTAACATATTACTAACATCAATAGATGATGAAGACGGATCAAACCCGGATACATCCGTAAACTCAATAGACCAGTTGTGTAACGATTGATTAAACGACGTTGCTCCACTAAACATATTGTTCGTAATGAATACATTGGAGATGTCCCACTTACCAATAGGTTGGTCAAACGAAGACGCGTCTTGAAACATTGATTCCATTGTGATTACATTTCCAGTATCCCATCCGCTTATATCTCCATTAAATACTGACGCACCACTAAACATAGAATCCATATAAGTGACGTTTTGGGTATTCCAGTTTCCAATGGGTTCATTAAAGAATTCATCGTTTTGAAATAAACTATTCATATTAGTAATGGACGTTGTATTCCATTGGTCAATCGGTTTGTAAATATATGCATATTCCACCTTATTGGTTTTATACAAAGAGACTGCTTGATACAAATTATCATTGGACACATCACCACTTAATATATAAAATTTCAAAGAATTCGTATTGGATAACATATTTGTAGTGCTAACGTTATCTTTGATTGGATTATAACCAACCACGTCAGAAAAGTCAATAGACCAGTTGTGTAACGATTGATTAAACGAGGTTGCTCCACTGAACATATTTTCCATTGTTTCAACTGAAATTGTATCCCACTTTCCAATTGGCCGGTCAAACAATGGTGAGTCTTGAAACATAGATTCCATAGTGATTACATTCCCAGTATCCCAACCGCTAATGTCTCCATTGAATACCGATGCACCACTAAACATAAATGACATATTGTATACATTGGATACATTCCAAGTACCAATTGGTTGATCAAATGATGTGGCACCTTTAAACATTTCACTCATATTGGTAACACTAGATACATTCCATCCACTCAGGTCTTCATTATAATCTTCATAGTTTTTGAATAACCCACTCATATCCGTAACTCCGTCAATCGTCCATGTACTAATATGACCATATAAAGCTAAGGCATCAAACCTATCATAGCGCCATTTATATACTGCCTCGTAAATATTATTGTCTCGAATAAAATAATAAGTATCTTTGAAAACTCCAAACAAGGGTTGATCAAATACTCCATCTGAATAGAATCTATTATTCGCATCGGTACTTACGCTAAATCCATATTGGTTTCCGGTAACGCTTGATATGTCTTCATTCGACAAATAAATCATTGCGTCATTAATGTCAGTTATATTTTCAATAATAATATCATTTTTGTAACCAGTAAGAACGCCACTTATATCATAAAATCCCCAATACGGACTTATTTCTCCTGATAGTTCTCTTTCGAACAACATTATATATAGTTAATAAAATTGATTTAGAAATTGTACCATAATATCCCTATGGCTACTCTTGCGAATCAATATCAAAAAAAAACAGATAAGGAACATATCTTAGATAATCCGGATACATATATTGGATCTATCGAAAACGTAAATGGACCAATGTATGTGTATGAAGATGGACATATTGTAAACAAGAACATCGATTATAACCCCGGTTTATTCAAGTTGTTTGATGAAGGTATTGTCAATTGTCGAGACCACGTGGTTCGTATGCTCCAAAAAAAGGAACATGACGATACTACCCAATTAGTTAATATGATTGATATACAAATTCAAGATAATATGATTACTCTTATGAATAATGGTAATGGTATAGATATTGAAAAACACCCCACTTATGATATTTGGATTCCTGAATTAATTTTTGGACATTTGCGTACATCTACCAATTACAATAAAGACGAAGAAAAAATCACAGGTGGTAAAAATGGTTTTGGTTTCAAGTTGGTACTCATTTGGTCTACGTATGGTATGATTGAAACGATTGATTATACTCGTAAATTAAAATATACTCAAGAGTTTGAGACTAACTTGGACGTTGTTCATAAACCTTCTATTACAAAATGCTCTAAAAAACCATATACCTTAGTAAAATTCAAACCGGATTATAAACGTCTTGGTCTAAATGAATTGTCCAAAGATATGATTGCGTTGTTTCAACGACGAGTCTATGATATTGCCGGTATTACTACCAAAGACGTAAAAGTAAAACTAAATGGAGAAGCGTTGGATGTAAAAAACTTTAACCATTATGTAGATTTATATAATGATTGTGACAAAATAAGTGAGCAACACGAACGTTGGAGTTATAGTATTTGCTTAAGCGAAGAATTCAAACAAGTATCCTTTGTAAACGGTATTTTCACAAGCAAAGGTGGAAAACATGTAGATTATATTGTACAACAAATCGTAAAAAAAATGATTGTCTATATTGAAAAAAAGAAAAAGGTAGACGTAAAACCATCTATTATTAAGGAACAATTGCATATCTTTTTGAATTGTACGATTGTGAACCCTTCATTTGATAGTCAAACCAAAGATTATTTGAATACTCCACCAAGTAAATTCGGTTCGTCATGTGTAGTTAGTGATAAGTTTATTGAAAAATTAGCTAAACAAGGTATTATGGAAAACTCATGCGAATTAAGTCATATCAAAGAAAAAAATAATTCTAAAAAAACCGATGGAAACAAAAATAAAACCATTCGCGGTATTCCAAAATTAGTAGACGCGAATTATGCTGGTACGAAAGACTCTAAATTGTGTACGTTAATTCTATGTGAAGGAGATTCCGCTAAAGCCGGTATCTTATCAGGATTGACGCCAAGTGATCGGAATATTATTGGAGTGTATCCAATGAAAGGTAAATTGTTGAATGTTCGTGGAGAAACGACCAAAAAGATAAACGAAAACAAAGAAATCATTGAAATTAAAAAAATTATGGGTTTAGAATCCAACAAAACCTATAAAAATACGGATGAATTGCGCTACAATAAAATTCTATTTATGACCGATCAAGATTTGGATGGGAGTCACATCAAGGGATTATGCATTAATTTATTTGAATGTTTGTGGCCTTCGTTGATGAACATCGAAGGATTTTTAGGATTTATGAATACGCCTATTTTGAAAGCGACCAAATCTGGAAAAATGATTCACTTTTACAATGAACAAGAATATGAATTATGGAAATCCGAACATCAAGACGCAAAAGGATGGTCGATCAAGTATTATAAAGGATTGGGTACTAGTACTGGTAAAGAGTTCAAAGAATATTTCAAAGATAAAAAAACGATGGATATTCGTTTAGGTGACAAAGACATCGACACCATTGATATGGTTTTCAACAAAAAAAAGTCAGATTGTAGAAAAGAATGGTTGTCGAACTATGAACGAAATAATGTATTGGATACAAGAGATACTAAAATTACATTGGGAGATTTTATCCACCGAGAAATGATACACTTTTCAAAATACGATTGCGACCGATCCATTCCAAATATGATGGATGGATTGAAAGTATCTCAGCGTAAAATTTTATATAGCGCATTCAAAAAGAACTTGGTTCATGAAATAAAGGTGGCTCAGTTCAGCGGTTATGTATCGGAACACTCTGGTTACCATCACGGCGAAAATAGTTTGAATGGAGCAATTGTCAATATGGCTCAAAATTTTGTGGGGTCAAATAATATAAATATATTGATGCCAAATGGTCAGTTTGGTACTCGTTTGCAAGGAGGTAAAGATAGCGCATCAGAAAGATATATATTTACGAACTTGAACAAAATTACACGAATGATTTTTAAAAAAGAAGATGATGCTATTTTGACCTATTTGAAAGACGATGGAACCTTTGTTGAGCCTATCTATTATTTACCTATTCTTCCAATGATTCTAGTCAATGGTACAAAGGGTATTGGTACTGGATTTAGTACAGACATTCCATGTTTTCGCCCGGTTCAACTCATAAACTATATTCAACACAAATTGGCGGATAAAGCATATACTAGAGACTTTGTACCCTTTTATCAGGGATTTCAAGGAACCATAGAAAAAGATGGCGACCGCCGATTTATTACAAAGGGTAATTATACGATTGACAAGCAAGTCATCACTATTACCGAATTGCCTATTGGCGTATGGAATGAAGATTATATTTTACATTTAGAAAAATGTATGGATATTTTAAAAGACTACAAAGACCAGTCCACCGATAAAAAAGTTTATTTTAAACTTACCCTAAAACAACCTATGGAAGAAAGTGACATTATAAAAACATTTAAATTATCCACTACATTATCCATCAACAATATGAATCTATTTGACCATAATGATAAATTAAAACATTACAATGAAGTGTACGAAATTTGCGATGATTTTATAGGGATTCGTTTGGACTATTATGAAAAACGACGATTACATTTGATTCAGATTTTAAAAGAAGAAATGGAAGTATTGAAAAACAAATGTAATTACATCAATGAATTATTGAACGATACTTTAGATTTACGCAAAAAAACAAACAATGATATCTGCGATATATTAGAAAAAAAGAAATATACAAAAATAAATGATTCCTATCATTATTTGATTAAAATGTCTATGGATAGTGTATGTCAAGAAAATGTGGATAGTTTGAACCAACAATTAAACGGAAAACAATCGGAATATGATAAAATGTGGAATAGTTCACATAAAGACATATGGAAAGACGAACTAGAGCAATTAAAAAAAGTTCTTCAGTTCTAAACTATTATCATTATGTAAATAAACCGGTCTATCCATAAGAGTATACATATTTGACGCATCTTTTTTATACTTCAAATAACCCTGAATTTCACCAAAAATATTATTTGAACTATACTCCACCACCATAACATTCATTTCATCCACTTGTTGTTTTATGTTGTCAAATTGGAATTTCGAATATTGTAAAAAGATACTTCGCATAATGACTTTTAATACATCCATATTTTGGTCATCGATAACATATTTTTGTTGAGACAAATCATATACTTTTTTTTTTATATCATTATGCACCTTATTGATATTTTCTTTACTAAAATAAGTATTGGATAATTCACTTGGTTGAAACGTATATTTAGTAGCATTGAAGTAATTGGTTTTATCATCCAAAGGTATTTGTTCTTTCAAAAAAAATGGGGTTCCGCCTTCTATATCAACTCTACCTGACATTATTATATAATATTATTTTAATATAAATGGAAAAAACGATTTTTATTTCTACGATTGTAGTATTGATAGTAACTTTATCCATAGTAGCTTATATTTTGAAGATAACCAAAAAAAAATATCTATATCCACCGCATATTAATCAATGCCCGGATTATTATCAACTAAATAGTTTTGGGGATTGTTATGATAAAAATGAAGTGATACACAAAAATGATGACCAATGTTATCTTGAAAATTTTAATAAAACATTGTATCAAAATAATACAATTGGGTTATGTAAGAAAAAACAATGGGCAATAAATTGTAATGTTTCGTGGGATGGGATTACAAACAATTCCGAATTATGTATATAAATACTTTATTATTATTATAGTAGTATGGAACAACATCTATATGGGGATAAACATATTTATATTGTAGGTTGTTCTGGAAGCGGAAAATCCTCTATGGTACTCAATTATTTTAAAGAACATTGCCAATATCATTTAAACTATTTATCCATACAACAAATATCCAATATGAATGATATTTTTAAATATACGCATGGTTCTATTATGAATATGATGTATAAAAGTAAAAAAAAGAATATCGTAGTCATAGATGATATTGATATTCTTAACAATGGTGAAAAAAAAATATTGGGGGAATTAATAAAACAAATAAAATTAAATAAAAAAAAGGAGGAGGAGACAAAATCATTTCAATTTATCTTTATAGGCATTAACCATTATGATAAAAAAGTAAAAGAATTAATGAAATTATGTAATGTAATTCATTTAAAGGATACCATAAATGAATATGAAAAAAATATTCAATTAAACATCAAAAATGTAATCGAACAAAAGATAGGTCGTTTTGTTGAAAATGAAAAGGCTACACAATGCCTTATGTTTCACGAAAATATCATAAATCATCTAAAAAAGGAAGATATAGGTTTCTATTTAGAATTTTTAAATAATTTTTGCAGTGGCGATTATTACGATAGGGTAAGTTTTCAAAAACAATTATGGATTTATAATGAAATGACCTATTACTTAAAAATGATATATAATTATCACTTGTATGTTCGTTCAAACGTACAAATCAAACCACAAAAAGAAGAATATAGATTTACCAAGGTATTGACTAAATATAGCAACGAATATAACAATCAAAAATTTATTTTAGATTTATGTAATCGTCTAAATATATCTAAACAACAATTATTTACATTGACTTATCCGCTAAGTGATAGTGAATTATGTCGACTTGAAAAATATTTAACTTATCACCGATAATATTTGTTTTATTTTTTGTTCATATTCGCTTATTTTTTCTTTTAATGTATTATTTTCGTTGGTTTTCATTTTCAATACTTCTATGATTTCATTCATTTGTAAAGGTCGTTTTGTTCCATCTGGTTGTGTTAAAACCACTTGTTGTTGAGTTTGTTTACTTCTTTCTTCATCTCGACGTTTTATTTCGGCTAAAACGTTGGGTTTATTTTTTATGTCTCCTTCTACATATAATTTTAGTGTATCTTTAATATCTTTTGTATAAAAATGTAGTGTGTTATGGTCTTTAATAAATGTGGAAGGAACTAACGCGGAATCATTACATACAGGACTATTGGTATTGATTAATCGTTTTTTATCAAATGTATTTTGTTCGTGAGAAATGACCAAAATCGTTTTCAATGGATTTAACTGAACAAATGGTATTGTATAATTTTTTAAAAAGAATTTTTCTTCTGCCAAAACAGCGCTATCTTCATAATGAGTATCTTTTAACATAATTCGCTTAAACGCAAAGGTTCCTGCCGTGCCATGATTTGGTCCATAGGGTCCAAATTTATACATCTTATTTAATTCATTAAACCATAAATAAATCTCACTTGAACCAGCACATAAAGCGTTGGATTTATTCAGTGTTTCAACCGCGTGACTTACACGCTCAGGTGGATAATAATCATCATCGTCAATATAAACTATAATGTCGTTATCGTTTTTAAACGTACAAAACTCATGCATCAAGTTTCGTTTTTTTCCCAGACTCATTCTTTCTTCGCAATAAATGTATTTGATAAATGGTATATCTTTTACTAAATCACCAATTGGGTCTGTACCATCGTCTAAAATAATCCATTCCATATATTCTCTCGGATACGTTTGCTTTAGTATATTATCAACCATTTGTAAAATAAAAGGTCGTCGATTAAATGTTGGTGTACATAAACTTACACGGGTTGGTTTTTTTTTATTTTTTTTACCCATTTGTATTATGTTCATGTTGTCTTTAATTCTTTATTTTCATTAAATCGTAAAATAAAATAAGAAAGGTAAATATAATAGAGACAATAACTCCAAAAATAAAAAGTTCGAATGAAAATAAATCTTTTATCTTATACAAAATAGTAATACAAACAAATAGTTGAACAATAAGATATAAAAATTTAGTATCAAACGACGTATCCTTTAATTTATTTTGAATATATTTTATATTTTCAAATGGTAAAAAAGTACTATTGAAATTAAAACGAATCATCTTGAAAAATCCAAGCATACATAATACAAAAATTATTATAAAGGAAATTACATACAAAAAAATATTTAGTCCTGTAATACTATCCATCAAATTATAATGTTTACCTCTTACGATCAAATAATATAAATTTTCAAATAATAAAATAGGTATTGGAATAAGTAAAATCATCATAAATAAAATATAAGAGAACCCTTTTATAAAAACATAATAAGGAGCTCCTATTGTATCTACACTAAAGGTTATTTTTACCAAAACAGAAAGCAATGATATGCTAATTACGATAAACATTGGAAATAAAACAATAAATATAAGTTTATAGAAAAAATCATTGGATATATCATTCCAAGAGTTGTTATTTACATTTTTCATATTAAAAAAAAGATATAAAACAACGATAAATATACCATAATATATAGAAACATACATATCTTGTTCAGAATTTCCATTACTAGAATCTCCATTTGTATTTTCATTATCAGAAGGTATATTTGGATTTTTATTTAAAATATAACATTTCATACGATTCATCATTTCATTTATAGTAGAACGAATAATATCTTGGATATAATTTAATATTCCATATTTTTCTACATCTTTATTTTTAGTCGGTTCACATTTATTTAAATCATTTCTTATAAAATTAATACAATAATTTAGCGTTATAATCATTGCTAAAAATAAAATAATAATTTCCTTTATAGTATTGGTTACAATTAATGCCGATTTTTCAATATCATTCATAGTATTATTATATATTATTATTATAAAATGAATTGGATATTATTTTTATGTTTAGTAGTTGCTCTATTGATTCGTACAAAACAGGGGTTTATGACTCGCGTAAATTCATTTGATGTATCGGAATATGCGTCAAATACTTATCCATGCGTTAACGGGCGTAAACAAGAGCCACATTTCCAGCCATAAACCGAACCACATTGTAGCGTTCCTCAAAAAAAGTCATATCAAATGAATACTTATAAATTTTAGTAGGGTCTGTATCAATATAACCTATTACATTTCCTTCGTCATCACATACAGAATTAACTGTCTGAGTTTCATCTATATCAGGCGTTAAGGTCAATACATCCATAACAACTTCTTTGAACTTACCTAAATTCATTGCTCCACAAGGTTGGGTTTCATATGGATTTGTATTCAATGAAAAACTATAACTATACAAGCCATCATCTGAATTACCTAAACATTTATCATATTTTTCAATGTATCGATATATATCAGAACCAAATTCATTTTCGCGATATTTTCCATCCATCAATAAAGATACTTGAATCAACATATGCTTTACATTATTTTCATCTGGAAATTTAGTAATAGCAAATGATTCCATTTCATTATGATGTTTTAACTCTATAAAATTCAATCCTACATTGGGAATATCTTTGTATTTCCAGTTTGTATAGTTACTCCATTCATTTCTTTGATATATATCACTTCTTCGTAAAAACCAAAACCAATTGGATACCAAATTATTGGTCTCTATTTTTATACGTTGTGAACCTACTATATGATTATAAATAGTTTCTTTTACATCTAAAAACAAATAATTATGTTCATTGGACGCAAATACTTTTGTTTCTTCTTCCGATAAAAAAGCATATGTACCAATTATATTTACATCGCTAGCCCAATTATTTTGTAAATTGCTATATTCATTTTCTGGTGGAACTTGTAAAAACCGATACATTTGAAATAATGATGAACCAAAATCAGGTCGTATTCGTTGTGAATTTGAATTTTGGGTTACATCTAAAATAGTAAACAATTGGCGAATTGGTCTCAACGTAACATCAATGACCAATTCGTTGTATTGGAGACAAACCAATGGAAACGCGCTTTTTGTGGAATTAGCAAACCAAAAAGGCAATGGTATATATAATTTACGACCATAAATAGACGGTTCCGGTGGTTGGTCCGGATCAGTAGTAATCGCATGTGGATAATAACCATTTCTATATGGATTATTCAGTTCATCTACATTACCAGTCATTTTATAAAATTGTTCCTTTTTATTATGGGTTTCGTTTCGTTCAATCCTATTTTTAATATAATCTCCGCTAAATTGTTGTAATATTTGGCCTCCAGAAGATAACGTCACTTCTTCAATGAACAACGACCCAATATCTTCTATCCATTTGAATTCATATGGATTATAGGAGTCTCCATTTTTGTAAAAGGGACTCCATATATTGGGTAAAGTAATTACCAAGTAAGTATTCAACAATAACTCGGCATAACGTGGTATTTTAAATGTAAATTTAGAAGACTCGTTTAATTGTAATGTTCGTTCGCCATTGAAATCAATACGATATTTTTGTAAACCAAAATTGGTGTATTTAGCATAAACACTTTTAAAAAATGTTTTGGTTGGATTTCCGTTTAATATTATATTTTGATTTCCATAAGCGATTATATTTAATAACCCTCCAGGCATTACTTATAAATTAAATATATTTTTATATTACATATATGGAGAATTACATATTGTTATTTATATCTTTGTTTGTTATCATTGTAATTATATACATATTTCTTAGCATAAATAAGCAAAAAGATACATGTGAAAAATTAGATAAATATAATGAATACGGAGAGTTTCAATTACCAAACACCGATTTATCAGGTATTTCTATAAAGGATATTGTATTCAAATCCGCATTTAACTGTTGTTGTATTGGTGGTTTGAAACACGATTATGTAGACATATGTGCTTTGAAACATTGTTATAGGGCTGGTGCAAGAGTATTAGACTTTCAAATTTTTTCTTTAAATGGGTTCCCAGTTATTTCTGCATCTACTGTAAATGAAAATGAATATAAAGAATTATATAACTATTTGAGTTTTTCAGAGACAATGAATCAAGTGAATTATATGTTTTTGAATGCATTACAACACTCAAATAACAATCAAGTGTTGTTCTTGAATTTTAGAATAAATAGTAACAATATGGATATTTATAATCAAATGTCCAAAATATTATTAGAAACTTTTTCAGGTAGTAGCGAAATACTATTAAAAACTCCAGTCGATAAAGAATTAAATCAATATACCTTGAATGATCTAAAAAATAAAATTATTATTATGGTCGATTTAAATGCTTCTCCTAAAATGAAAGATAGTTTTATTAAAACAGACTTAAGTAAATTAACATTGGTTACATTTGGTACAGGATTCAAATATCATTCTTTATATGAAAGCGAAGCCTCCTTACAATCCGGTATTGAATTATCTTCTCTATATCCTAATAAATCTAGTTATGCCAACAATTACGATTATAATGATAAAGGTATACGTAACCGATTTAATTTTATATATATGAATTTTCAGAAGAAAGACGCATACCTAAAAAATTATTTAAAGTTTTTTACTCATTCTTCGTCTTTTCAAAAATCATATTCCGAAAATATATAATCTATATATAGATGTCCTATGTTTCCATATTAGAAGATGCGATAGAAACCAATCAAAAAATACAAAAGAAACAAAAGAAAAAATATGTACAAAATGATATGATAAAAATTTTAGAGAATTTTATTCGTGAAAAAGGATTGGTTTGTTACGGTGGAATAGCAATTAATTCTATTTTACCTGCTTCTAAAAAATTTTATGACAAACAACTCGATATACCAGATTACGACTTTTTTTCACCTAATGCGTTGGAGGATGCCAAAGAATTAGCCTTGATATACGCAAAATCGGGTTATGAAAATGTGGAAGCAAAATCCGCATTATTTCATGGTACCTACAAGGTATTTGTTAATTTTATTCCCATTGCGGATATTACGTATCTAGATACAACTATTTTCAATATCATTCAAAATAAGGCAATTCTCGTAAAGAATATTTTATATGCTCCTCCAAGTTATTTGCGTATGAGTTTATATCAAGAATTATCACGTCCATATGGTGATTTAAGTCGGTGGCAAAAAATATACAATCGACTCACATTATTGAATGAAACCCATCCTTTCCAACATGACGTGGATTTAACACAAAATAATTTAATTTATAACGAAGTATATGATAAGTTGGTTGATATTTGCGTCAAACAAAAATATGTATTGTTTGGCGATTTTGGTCTTTCCTTTTATAAAGACTATTTTCCTAATAAATATAAAAAAATAATAGACTCCAAACAAACAAAACAAATTTATATTTTATCGGATAATTACAAAGACGTTTTGAAACAACTCAAATCTATAAAGTATACCCTTATACCGCATGAAGGTGATTATAAATTTATAAATTCGTTTTATGAAGTAGTGATAGAAGGACAATCTATGTTGTACATTTTTACCACAAATTCTTGTCAGTCCTTTAATATCATCAAACATAAAGGTAAACCCTACCATATTGCAACCATAGATACCATATTAAGTATGTATTATGCGTTTAATTTTATAAATGAGTCTACTATCAATATGGTGAATATATTATCGTACTGTTATTTGTTAGAAACGATACATTCGAATAACAAAACCAATGTATTAAGGCGTTTTTATTTACCTTGTATTGGGCATCAAACCACCATCGAAGACATACGAAAGGAACGCGATCAAAAATATACAAGATATAAAAAAAACAAAAAAAGCGATGAATACAAAAGGTGGTTTTTAAAATATTATCCTAAAACAAGAAAAAAAAAGGGTTAAATTTTATATCTTATATGTATATAATGATAAAAACTTTTTCAAAGTCTTATTTACAATACAAACATGTTCGGAGTTATATGGACAATTTAGAGACAACCTTTTTTAACATAGATCATAGTTATGAACACTACAAACATTTTCGACGAAATCGTCAAGAAAACGACCATAAGATTAAACAATCGTTTTGTAATGAACCTTGTATTGAACCCTATAAAAAATACAAACAACAACGGCAACGGAATGAGTACTGGGTAAGTCCATTTTAAATGTGTTCTTCTATAAACAAATAATCTTTGTAATGATGTACAATATCATTTTGTCTTTTTTTTGTACGATCGGAACAAGCATTTTCTATCATATGTATACGATATCCACGATTAAAACCGCTAAATATGGTATTTAATACACAAATGCCTGTTAAACAACCAGCAATATAAAGGGTTTCAATACGATGACGAGTCAAAAACTCATCCAAATTGGTTTCAAAAAATGAATCGTATCCGTGTTTTATAATTACGTGTTCGTTTTTCAAAGGCATCGCAAAATCAAAAGGTATACCTTTATCAAGTGGTCTTGTACCTCTTAGTTCTTCTGAAAAAGGTTTAAAATAAGAAAGCGAATTATCCTTTTTGAATACAAAACATATAGTTATATTTTCTTTACGGGCTTTTTTCAATAACTTAGAAACATTTTCTTGTAGGCGCTCATAAAGAAACTGATAATCGGTTTGTAAATCAATCAACAACAAACATGAGTTTTTTTTAAACTTCATTATAATCTAATAATATTATAATGAAACACGTACTTACATAAATTTGATTATGCAGTAGTATTTTATGTTATCCATTTAAGAAAATCTTATATAGTGTCTTACATGGAAAGACCATCTTGGCAAGCATATTTTACAACACTAGTTCAACACGTATCCACACGTTCTCCATGTAATCGTCTAAAAGTGGGTTGTTTGATTGTTCGAGACAATCGTATCATTTCACAAGGATACAATGGATTTTTACCCGGATTACCTCATACTTCGGTAGTGGTGGATAATCATGAAATTGCTACGATACATGCTGAACAAAATGCGTTGACTGATTGCGCTAAGCGCGGAGTCTCGTGTGATAAATCAGTCGCCTATATCACACATTATCCATGTTTGAATTGTGCGAAATTATTGTATAGTGCTGGTATAAAAGATATTTATTATATTGAAGATTATAAAAATAGTTCGCAATTAAGAGACATAGGATTGTTTCATAAAGAAGGTATGTCAATTACTAAGCTAAGTCCATAAAGTACAAGACCGAAAAATATACCATAAGATACATTACCCATTTTAGAAGTGGTTCCTGTTTCGTTTTTTAAACTATTTCCAAAAATAACTACTAAAATATTCATAATATAATTTCGAAAAAGCGGTTCATTCAATAAAATAAATAACAAAGAGGCTAAAAGAATCATTTTATGACTCTCTTTCATAGAACTATCTATTGGGATTCTTGTCTCCACATTCGGATGAAAGGTTACTTTTGAAGGCGATTCATATACTTCTTGATCCATTCGGTTTATTTGCGGGGGTATGTTTTCTGGTATTTCGGTATTTTGTGGAATATGATCGATAGGTAAATCAGCAATATTGGTAGTATGGGTATCCATTACATTTTATTTTATTTTACTTTTGTAAATTTTACTTATTCATCCATATTTTCCCAATCATCAGGGGTTTTTTCTCTTTTCTCAAATACAACAATATTTTTATTAGCACCTTTGTTATTAGCACCTTTGTTATTAGCACCTTTGTTATTAGCACCTTTGTTATTAGCACCTTTTTTTTCTTCTAACCATTTCAATATCTCTATACGATGTTCTAATAATATGATTGTAAGGTCTTTCAGTGAAGTCCGTGACATATTATATTGCTTTATCATAGGACCGTTGTAGTTTATATCTTGGAATAAAACTAAAACATTTTGTTTAAATATAGCATCTGTAATATGTTTTTTCCATATATCTTTATTCTTCTTTTTGTGTTCATATACATCATGTTTTAACATATATACTATATTTCTCATATCATCTATATTAGATGAACCATGATTCATCATAATATTATATGCGTTCCAATAACTTAATTTACTCCATGAAGTAGAATTTATTTTTAAAGTCGAGCGAGTTTTTTCGTCGATAATTATTTCATCCAATTTACTTTTTTTTACTAAATCTAAAACCATAGTTATTTGTTCTAACGGAGGACTATCCTTGTAAAAATCAGGCGGGGCACCAGCAAGATTTGAATAAGATTTTTGTGTTTTTTTTCTTGCACGTTTTAAAGGAGATTTTCGTGTATTTTTTCTTGCACGTTTTAAAGGAGATTTTCGTGTTTTTTTTCTTGCACGTTTTAAAGGATTCATTATATTATAATGATATAATTTCTTTTTCTTTGTTACAGTTTTCTATTTTTTCGGTGGCTTCATAACATTTGTCTCCATATTTAACTACATTATTGTCTTTGAGATCGAACGCTTTAAATACTAAACAACTTCTATTATCACAGCTCATTTTGAATAAACTAGCAAGTCCTAGACCGAGTAAAATAGATAAAATATTCATTCCTAATTGAGTTTTAAAAAATCGTAGAATGTTAAACATATATATAAGGAGAATATTATCTTTGCATAGGTATACTATTATAGTTGGATGGACATTTGACTTCATTTAATTCATAGGAAAAGCATTCATTGCTTTGGTCTTTGTATTGGTATTTATTCGCATTTTCGGGTGTAGGATATATTACAATCACTTTTTTGTATTCTTCAGCCAAGTAAATATAAAACAATCCAACCGATAAACTTATCAAAAATAGTTTTAAATCTAAATACTTAAATATCATATAGTATAAGATTATATTTTTGTAATCAAATAATGATATTCTATATTATCATATTTTTTGGGTAAAACATAAAGTCCTTTTACGTCTTTGATATAATCATAATATTCATCGTAGATTGCCTTATATTCTTTGTAATCTTCTATTTTTTCGGTTATAGAGGCGTTCGGATTTTTCACTAAATTTAACTCATATTTATGTTTGGTTTCAATTCTTTTTTGTTCGTATTCTTCTTTTTTTTTATTATAGTCACTAGGCATTCCATCCACCATAGATTGAAGAGTACCCCTTTTTTTTTCAAGTTCATCCAACTCTTGATTGAGTTCCTGTTCGTTGATGTGTTGTGGAAAGTTCATCGCAAATAATCCTTTCAATAAGATTTGTTTATTGATTTGTATTAATTCTTCATTCATTATAAAAAATATATATTTTAATTTATGGGATGTTTCATATTTTGATATTTTCTTAAGTTAGCCAAAATATAATCTCTTTTTCGGTTCTCTTTTATTCGTTGTAATTGTATGTCTTGTTTACCTTTGTATTTCAGTTTTAAAGTAATACCTATTATGGTTAATAATACTAAAAATAATAATACATTGAATAATATATTTTTTTTAGTTTCATTTATTTGTTTTAACGTAGTTAAATGATGATTTAACACGTATTTAATTTCTGGTTCAACTAATATAGGATTCATATAAGTATAAAATTATAAAATTATATAATGTTATACTATAATGAATATTGCTATTTTATCCATTTCGGTTTATGTTATATTTTCTTTATTGTTTATGATAATAAAGCATTTTGTAATCGATAAGTCGGCAATAGAAACAAATCAACCTTATGAAGAAAATACACAATGGATGTATGCTTATGTGTTACTTTCATTTTTTGTCATTGCGATTCAAAATATATATTTTATAGGTGAAACCGAATGCTCTGTTCAATACGGACAATTGTTTATTCATAGTATAATGCCTTTGTTTTTAGTCATGGGACTTATTGTAATATTTTTAGTGAATATGAATTGGAATCGTATTTTTGCGAATACATTCGGGATGATGTTAGCACCTAAAATTGTTTTGAGTTCTAATCAGAAAAATCCCAATGTTAGTTTTTTCTATAACGACCCAAATATTTTGTTACAAGAATTAGAACCCAATGACTTATTAAGTAGAACCGCACTAAATTATAAATTGGGAAAATTACTAAATGAAACCATTGAAATAACTGAACAACAACATCAAATCATCAAACGACAATATTTTGTAAAACAAAACGTCGGTTATTTTATTTGGCTTACATTTGCTGGGATTGTAACCTCTTTGATTTCGGCCAATTCGTTGTTGTTACAAGATTGTATTATTGAATAAAAATGGTATTGTATCTTAAATGTAATATATATACAATAATGAAATACGAAAAAATAGCTAATAAAATACTACACAACCATAATGGCATAATAGTAGTATTGTTATAGCCTACCCCAAATGGCCGCAATAGTTCATTGTCGTTGTCAAATATAAAATTGGGTTTCAAATAAGCCAACAAACTATATAATATCAAATACATTACGACAATAATCGTAAAGGAATCTTTTAAATCCATTATATTGTATAGTTATAAAATTTATTCTTCTTCATCGCCATATTCTTCGTATTCGGTTTCTTCTTCAATAGGGTCCATTTCTTCCTCTTCGTCTTCTTGTTCTTTAGATGGAGCATCTTTATTGTATTTGTATATGGATTTACTTAAACCTAAACTCCAATCTCCTAATTTACTTTGTTTTAACATAAATTCAACGTTACGACTTTCGTCGCTCATTTCTTTGAATTTGTCAGTGATTTCCTTTTTTTCTTTGTATTTTGCTTGCTCGTTATTTTTCTTGATGATATCAACCTTTATAACCAATTTTTTTATCATAACACCAATCATTTGTTCATACATAGTTCGTTCATCTTGACTAGCATTTTTATATAATTCGCATAAATAATACTTATACATCAAAATTTGTTCTTTTAAAGAAAAGGACAAGTGGCTCACGAACGTTTTGGGTTCAACCTTTTCTAAACTATTAAAACTATTTTTTATAAATTCTATTAATTTAGATTGGTCCGAAACATTCAAAAGACTTGCAAAATAAGGACGCAACTTAGGATTTTCATACGTGGCACTATCTTTCATTTTAGACATTATTTGTATTTCATTCAATAAATTATACAGAATACTATGGGTCATTTTATCTTTTTCATCACGACTGGTTACAATGTCCTTTCTTTTTTTGGATAGTCCCTCTATTTTTTCTAATAATTTATTTAAATTCAATCCACTATGGATACTCAAATAATCTTCTATGTATTTTTCCTTTGTCTTACGTTCTTCTTTGGACATAGATGTTTTTTCTTCGTACGATTCTTTTGATTTTACCGGATTTATTTGTTTCTTAGAATGTAATTTCTTTTTTACTTCTTTTAATAATTCATCACTTATCTCACTATATGAACTATTCTCCATAATACGATTAATCTTTTCTAGCGAATAAGTAGGTTCGGTTATTTCAAACTTTTGGTCGGGTTTGGTTACTTGTGGATAATAATATAGGTTAGCCTTTTTAAATTTTTCTTTAGATACATATCCCTTTTTTATAGGTTCTATAACTTTGTCATTTTTTACATAATTATTAATGACTTTATATGAACCATTGGATAATTTTTCAGTCGGTTCTATTTCCGAAATGATTTTATTCATTTCTTCTTGAAATTTGAATGATTTATAATATGCGTCGTATACTTTGCTAATGGTTAGAGACGTCATTCGTGGTAAAAATAATTCCCATGATTTATTATTGTCTTTTGAGTATGATTCTTTTTTAATTATCGATAATTTTTGATTCAGCATAGGTCGATTCTTCAATACATTTTTAATGAGTTTGATAAAATCGTTTTTATCTACTTCTTTTTTAATATTTTTCAATGCTTTATAAATACATATCATATACTCAATGCCTTTTGTTTGGTTTTCATCTTTTACCATCGGAAATCCATCAAAGGATGTTTTGCACGAATAAAAGGATGTGGTAATTTCACTTGTATTCACATTCGCTTGGATATAAATAAAAATGATGGAATAAAGTAACAAAGAATGTTTGGATAAATTTTTTTGTATATTATTATATTCTTTATAAATAGAAGGTCCGTGACTAATTGGGACACCAATAGCGTTTAAGATGGTTTCAATATCTTTCATTATGTTTTTTTTGTCTACACTAGTGGTAGGTTCACTAGTTGGAATGATTTCACGCGAAACCATTTTGAATCCATCACTTGTATATCCTTCTTGTTCATTAAAATCTATTTTTATTATAGTATATCCGCTATATTTATCTACCCAATATTCATCTTCTTGTTTTCCTTGTTCATAACATATTTTTTGTATGGTTTCATTATAATTGGTTGAATAGGCCAATGTCTTTATAAACATCGGTACTAATTTTGTCTCGGTTTCGATACAATAAAGCCAATAAGGATCCGAACCTTCTGTAGTATATTGTTCACAAAAAATTTTTATGGCTTTATTTTTTTCATCATTGCTTTCAATTTGGAGTATTTTATCAAACATAGGTTGATGTCGCGAAAATTTTACATCCACAGAGGAATAATTTTGACTATATATTCTTTTCATTTGGTTGTATTTCATAAATGGATTGAACATCGATACATAATATTTCGACTTGCTGACATAGTCGTCGCGATTCATTTTGGACTTTTTAAGTGAGTTGGTCGAGTCTTCTTTTGTAATTTCATCTATACGTTTGTTGATATAACTATTTAATTGTTTAGACCCTTTGACGAGTTCTTTTTCGCTATATAGAACCCACCTTCTATTTTCATATACAAACGTTTCGTTGGTCTCTAATACATATCCCTTTGATCCTGAGACTACGTTATAGTTTGAAAACCAATCTTGTATTTTTGTTTTATAAGATTTTAATATAGAGGATTCATCCATATCAGAGACATATTGTTTCAAAATGATCTCAAACTGTTCAAACGATTTGAATTTACTTTTATCGATTTCATTCCATATTATGGAAGACGATTTTATAAAGGGGTCTCTTACATTCGTAATCGGTGTTCCTGCCGACGTCAAATCCATAAATATGGGCATTTGTTCTGTGGAAACTTCATTTCTAGTATAATATATTTTGTCATAATATATAGTTGTATCTATAGCGTTGGATTGTTGCTTGAATTCATCTATCACTTGTTTTATACTACTATTGGTGGTATCTAACTTATGGTCCAAATTTTGTTTTATCAAATCAAACATCAATAACGTATGATTTTCATATAAGGATATTTGAAATAATTCACTGGAACTATAAAAACGATCTTTCAACTCATCAGGTTTACTCATTGAATTCATAATAAATGAGTTGGTATAATATTCTTTGATTGTGTTTTTTTCTATTTTTCTACTTTTATAACTTCGAATATTCATAAACACCAAACGTTTTATATAATCATAATCTAATTTGGATAATTCATATATATCAAATATAGACAATAATTTAATATAGTCATACACGTTATAATAGGTGATGTCTAAACATTTCAACAAATATCTTGTATTTGGTATTATACTATTCAAAAACGTATAAAATTCTTTGGACGAATCCTTTTTTATAATTTGATTTTGTTTTGTAAATATACACGGATCATCTTTTAATTCGCTATTCACATAATATTCTTTTTTATATTGTGGTTCGCTTATTTTATGAATCATTTGATTCATTTTGGATTGTTTCATATAATGATTTATTTTTTGTTCACTAGGAATCACAACACCATCTATAATAAATTCCGTATTGGTTTTAATAGGATATAAATGGTGGTCATAACCATCTACCGGAACCTCGCTCATGTCTTCTAACCATACATTTGTATAGTGACTACCATTGTACGTGCTCTTATTTTTTTTAGAGGTTTCAATTAATAAATGGTCAAGATTGTTCTTATTAATACGATTTATTTCTCTATGACTAATATTTGTATTATCATTGGAGACTAAACTAAATTGGTCTACTTGTTCAAAAAAATGCATATTTACTGGATAGTTTTCATGTTCAAATATTTTCTTTTTTAATTTTTCATTTAAGTTGTTTGGTACAAAATTTTCATCGCGATAATAATAAGATTTCAAATGCCGAGTATAATAATGAAAAATAGAATCGCCATTCAAAATCGTACTATAAATCGGTTTTTCTTTTAATTTTTTGAAAATATAATTATTTTCATATGTAAAATACTTTTTATTTAGTTCGATGTAATGCGAAATGATTTTATTCAAATATTTATCCTCCATTTGTTTTCTAAAATTTTCGACCAATTGTTGTATTTGTTGTTCTAATGAAAAATAATAAATATCGTCGTCTTCTTCTTCTTCTTTGATTTCTTCATTTTCTTCTTGTTCTATATTATTTTTATTTGTATTAGGTTTTCTACTTGGTTCCATATTTATTTTTTCAATATGATCGATTTTACTCGGAAATCCCTTGTAATTGAAATCCAATACTTCGGTGGTATTTTCTTTTGAAAAAAATACATGTATCATATCTTTATTTTTTTTAACAATTTTTCCTTGGCGTTTCGTATCACCATAATGTAATACAATTTGATTGTTTAAATAAAAGTTATTTAATTCACAAACACCTCTTAATTTAGGTTTATATACAATAGTATATTGGTCTGGTATATCATTTATTTTAATACTTGTATCATAACTAGGTATTAAGACAATATTACTTTCTTCCACACGATGAACAAAAAATAATTCATCATTTTTAGTCACTATAAAACCATATTCCATTATATATAATAATTATTTTTATATTTTAAATTCATTTTGAATGTGTTTCAAATCCACTATAATGTCTTTGAAAATATTCAATAAGTTTTGTTTTAAACTATCCTCTAAATCACTATTTTGTTCTAAAAACACAATTTGAATTAAACTATGCTTATCGTGTGGGTGTTCTTTTTTAAAAGCTACAAATTTAAGAGACGAAGAAAATTTATTGTACATATATTTTTCTATTAATTTACCATAAGTATAGTCGTCGTCTTCTATTTTAATAATATATAACACATCTTTATCTATCATTGATTTCTTGTATATATGAAATAAACCTTCTTGGGGAATATTTGGAATATAAGAAGTAATCTTGACTTCACCCATATATGAAGAATATTCTTGTATCGTTTTTATAAGATTCTCACATGCCATAGTAATGAGTGTTTTATTGTTATATACACCAATAGTTTCTATGACAAATCTATAGGCATCTTCTATATAATTTCTTTGAGCATCCAATAGTTTGAAATCGACCTTCTCTTGTTCAGGCAATTGTTCCAATAGGGTTTCGTTTTTTTCATCATCTTCTTTGTTGTAAAATAAACATTTGGATACCATATTCCAACAAGCATCTTGTTTAGCGGTTCCAATAGATAAAGATATAGTAGCTTCAAACTCTTCACTTGGTTCGCTTAGACTAATGCGTGGATATAAATAGCAAATAGGAATCGGTGGTTCTAAAAATATGTTTCCCTTGTTTGGTTTTCCTTCCTTGTTGTATAATTTGATATGTTCGGTAGTTAACGTTAATTTATCCATAGTATCATTTTTTAGTTTAATCTTTAACACATAATCTTTGATTATTTTGTTAAACTGCTTTTGGTTTGAGTATATAATAGGAATACATGATAATCTATGTTTTAAATATTCATTGTTGTATCTGGTATTATTTTTTGTGATGTCGATGCAATTTTCTTTATGCGGGAATCCACGAATGACCAAAGACGGAATTTGGGTTAACAATGTTCGACGTAAAGCATTGATCAAAGATAAATCAATTTGAGTCAAGTCAAATTCTAAATGGTCTTTCGTCTCAATCATAGAATCTACAACAATCTTACTCATTATAATATATAATATATTTAATCTTAAATCAATTTTTTTAGGTAAAAACTCATTTTTTTAAAATCACGATTAATAAATGAGTAAACCCGAATTGTATTATAGCAAATATTGTAAACATTCCTCTGAAATTTTAGAAGAACTCAACAAACATGGATTACAAGATATATTTACGTATATATGTATTGATAGTCGAACATTAAAAGACAATGCCTTTTACATAAATTTATTAGACGGTACTCAAAAGTTATTGCCACCGATGATCAATAGAGTGCCTATATTATTGTTGAAACCCAATTATGAAATTTTGAGCGGTAATCAAATATTAGAATATATCAAACCCCAATCCAAAAATATAGAAGAAGAAACCACTAAAATATCCAATGAACCGAGCGAATACTCTATGACCAATACGATGACCGGTGTAGTAAGTGATTCTTATAGTTTTCTGGATATGAGTCCGGATGAACTTTCCGCAAAAGGCAATGGCGGAATAAGACAAATGTATAATTATTCTACATTAAATGAATCCAATGATTCTATTCCGACCCCATTGTTGGACGATAAAAAAACTAAATTAGATTATTCTTTAGAACAATTAGAAAAAAAACGAAATGAAGATATTCATTTAAAGTAATACATATATATTAAGTAATGTCGAAACAAATTTTTGAACAATTCAATAAAATGTATTTCGATTTTCTGGGTTTTTTGAAAAAATATTCGAATGGAGACAAATTATTCCAAAGTTTTTACAACAAAAACCATGTTGTAAAAAATATGAATATAAAATTACTTATCAAAACGTGGTATCAACATATTACAAGTAAATATCATAAAGATATTATAGATGGAAATATATCTTTTTTTTTAAATAAGAATTATGAACAAGATGTAAAAAATAATTCCGATGACATGATAAAATATATTAATTATTTTAAAAAAAATTTCAAACAATTCGAAACAAACATTGTGGATGAATTTGTTGGATATATCAAAAATCTTACTCGTCTAAGTTATATGTATTTTAACGCGAAAGATATATAAACAATTTATATATCATAGTATAATGGATGGATTTTTGACAATTTATAATGACTTGAAAAAGGATTTAATCCTTACGTTTCCTGAGTTGACAGATACATTGAACCAATTAGGCGATGATACTGTATATGAATATTGTTTGAGTGTTTTTCCAAATCATTTTTTTGATATTTTATATGAAAAAATGTCCTTGTTTGATGATACTGTATATTTATTACCAAATATTGATTTTTCTTTGTTGATGAAAGACGAAAAATTAAGTGATAAATCACGTAATACTTTATGGAAATACTTACAACTGATATTATTTTATGTAGTTGAAAAAAATAATCCTATGGAAAATAGTGCTCACGAAAAAATGGAAGAAACGATGGAACATATGAAAAACATGTTTCAACAAAATGATTTATCAAATACAATTCATAGTATGTTTAGTGACTTGTCCAATAATCCTATGTTTGGCGACTTGTCCAATAACCCTATGTTTGGCGACTTGTCCAATAATCCTATGTTTGGCGACTTGTCCAATAATCCTATGTTTGGCGACTTGTCCAATAACCCTATGTTTGGCGACTTGTCCAATAATCCTATGGATAAAATGATGAATGGAAAAATAGGAGAAATTGCGAAAGAAATTGCTCAAGAAACATCTAACGATTTTGGTAACCCTGAGGATTTTATGAATAGCATTATGAAAGACCCAAGTAAAATGATGGGATTAGTTAAAAATGTAGGTTCAAAATTAGAGGGAAAACTAAAAAATAGCGATTTGAAAGAAGAAGATATGATGAAAGAAGCTTCTGATATTATGAATCAAATGAAAGATATGCCTGGATTAAAAGATATGATGAAAAATATAGATATGAAAGGTATGATGAATAAAATGGAACAAGTACAAAAACAAAATGACACAAAAGAACGTATGCGAAAAAAAATGCAAAAAAAAATGCAAAAAAATATGGAACAACGTGAATTAGAAAAAACCTCAACTGGAGATTATGTATTTCAAAAAGGTGATGCCCCCAAAAAAACGAAAAGAAAACAAAAAAAGAAATAATAAATATATATAAGAATGTCTTTTTGGATGGATGACCCTACTATTTTATTGAACTCTAACTATATATTTGATGTATTACCAAATGAACATCAAAGTAACACTCAAAATTTAAATGCTTTATCGCGTTTTGTTATATGGATTAGTTTGTTTGGGTATATTATTTTAAAAAAAAATATTATTTTGATATTAGGATTTGTTATATTAGGAATGATTGCTATATTTCATTCTTACAAAGAGGGGTATGTAGAATATAATTATAGTACTATATCAAAAGATTTATCTATCATAAATCCTTTAGGTAATACATTAATGAGCGATTACAAATACAATACTAACAAAAAAGATTCTATACCAAAATTACCAACTACATCTAATAAAAGTTATGGAAAAACGCCTTCGTTTGAAACGGAGTATGGTGCTGATACAGAACAATCTATAAACGATAAAACCAAAGAATTTATTTATGAACATAACAAAGACAACGAAAATATAAAGGATTTATTTCAAGATAAAGGCGACCAAATTGAATTCGAACATCAAATGAGACCATTTCATACAACCCCAAATACTACTATACCGAACGACCAATCTGGATTTTTAACTTATTGTTACGGCATTTTACCTAGTGATAAATCTGTTATTTCTTATTAAAAAAATATTATACTATATTAATTATGCCGCAAGTTTTTGATTATACATTTCATCGCTTATCGCGAATTGGACAAGACGAAATAAATTATACGCAAGATAATATTATGAACAATAACATATCTAACTACAATACTTACAATCCATATTCGAACGATTGTTTAGGCGGTTTAGATTTTGCTGTAAAACAACCTAATGTATTTGTGAATAAATCTACGCATCAATTAGGTCCGCTGGGTTGTAATGTAAAAGACAATAGTATATTGAAGAAAGGTATTTTAACCAACCCAAATGTAAAACTAACTTTACATGAACGCCCCTATAAAACCGTCCCCTTTTTAGGAAAAGGAAATGTGGATGTATACCAAGAAAATAAAATCAGATTAGGAGACACGTTCAAAGAAAAGAAAAGTGTCTCTCAATTCAACGAACAACCTTTTCAAGATATTGCGAATTATCCTATGCAAGAAGATGTAAAAAAAAAATTACAAAGCGCAAAAATCGAAGCGGATGTGAATCCTTTATGGATGCGTGGTGGAACGGATACACGTATTTTGTATCAAAATGTAGACTATTGTAAAAAAAAATAGTAAGATATATTAATGTCTTCTACACGTAATAAAAATCAAATGTCTGATTACAACGTCAAAAAGCGCGAAAGTGAACGAAATCAGTTGTATCGAATGAATGAAACCTATTCTATTCACAACGATACACGATTTATGGAATTAGGGTCTATGGCCAAAATGAATGGTGAACAATTATCTAAAAATTATGTAGATGTAGAAAGTATGCTAAGAGGAATTCGTTCTACCAATTTAGAAGGACCTTCTTTCAAAGTAGAACCCAAGTTTGTATCTTTAGAATCAAAATCTTGGTTTGAAAAACCGACCACGATTCTTCCTGAACAACATATTCATTCTTTATTAGATCGTCCGCTTTTCTTGAATTAGTTTTTATATTTTAGTATAATAATAATGGCCTTTACTCGTTTTTCGAATGATATAGCCTTACAACAAAAAAGATTAGAAGAATCCACGTTTACTGGAATATATCATTTAAATACCCCCGGAAATGGATTAGATAATCCATATATAAATGACGTTCACATTCGTTTACAAAAATGGGGCGCGAATTTACATAAAAATACAACCAATATAGAAAGTGAACTGAAAAATAGAACGATACCACTTGGAAGAGACACGACTCCTTATAATGAATTCAAATCTAGTAGTCTTAATTATAATCAAACCAATTTTTCAATTGATGAAACTCGTACAACTATGCCAGCGTGGAAATTACGAGATGTAGAACGTTCACGTTATGATTATGTACACTCTAATCCACAAGAACATATTTTTACCCCATTTAAACATAATTTAAATACTCGAATTTTAGAAAAAGATTATTATACAAAAAATAAAAAATAATTTATATTATAATGACAGAAGTAGTTATTGCTACCGTATTATTAGGAAGTGCTTATTTAGTATCTAATCAAAAAAAAAAAGAGAATTTTGAACAACAAATAGAAAAACCTGTGATTACCAATGTCTTACAAAATCGAATGGATCAAACAACTTTAAACCCAAAATCAGAACCACTCGTTACCAGTGCGGATAAGCATTTCAACAAGGAAACAACAAATAATAGCTCGTTTACACATAATAATATGACTCCTTTTTATAAAAATAATTCGTACGGTACAAATAATTTTGTCAATGATAATCGTTTGGATACATATACTGGTTCTGGTAGTAATACGATTGTAAAACAAGAAACCGCAACTTTATTTAAACCACAAGATAATCTACAAAATGTATTTGGTAACCAGAACCAAAATGATTTTTTACAATCTCGAGTAAATGAATCTAAACGTCACGCCAATTCTAAACCATGGGAGGAAATACGTGAAGGGCCAGGTGATTTAGGGTTTAATTCTTCGATGCAATATCGAGACCAAACTCAACCCAAAACGGTCGATCAACTCCGTACCTCAAATAATCCTAAATCTGTGTATAATCTAAATTACAAGTCACCCGCTTACAAACCAAATCAGTCAGGAAATATTGGAAAGGTAATAAAAAAAACACCTGATACCTATCATATGAATGAAGGTTGTGGTGGCGTTGGTCCGGCGCGTGGTATAGAACAATCTACACAAAAACCTCTACAAATGTTAACCAATGAAAATCGGGAAGATACCAGTGTTCTTTATTATGGAGTACGTGGTAATAATTCTACTACATCTTATACTACAAGCAATAACGAAGAAAGTAAAAAACAACAATTACCTACTCAACCCTTTACTAATTTATCGTCTAATGGTATTTTTCAAGTATCCGACCACGGAAAAGAAAGTTTCCAATTATTGGAAAACAATCGAACTACAAAACAAGATTATTTTGGTAATATAACTGGACAATTTATAAGTAATGTAATTTCTCCTATTACAAATCATTTTAAGCAAGAAAAGAAAGTAGTAGAACATCCCAATCCATCTGGATTTATGAGTATCACCGCTAAAAAACCAGTGACCAATCCGTATCAATCCACACCAACCACCAATCGCGAAATGACTAGCGAATCAAAGGGACATTTGAATGTTCAAGGACAGTCTAGTAATATATATATTCATTCGAATCCATATATGAATCATACTCAGAGACAAAGTACATCCCATTCTATTATGGGTGGAGCAAATGGTAGCGCTCAGTTCAAATCTTACGATGCGGAATATAATCAACGTAATATTCAAAAACCATATGAGAATCGGACGGCAAATGGAAATATGAAATTATACAATGGAGACATAAATGCTTCTATAAATGGTCATGAACAATGTAATACTCGGACCAATGCTTTATATGTACCTAAAAGTGACTCCATTATGGGGGAAATGACAAAACAAAACCAATCTTATGAATTACCTGCTATGGACAATAGTATATTAAAGGCATTCAAGGAAAATCCATACACACATTCGCTTTCTAGTGTAGCCTAATATTGGGGTCTAAATATTTATATAAATCTTTGTACAACTTTTTATAATTATAAGGAATTACTTTGTAATTATGTATAACAATAATTTGGTCATTTTCTTTCTTCAAATGATATATTTTTTTGATAATATTGTTTTCATACTCCGTTTTGAGTAAAAATGGGTCTTTCTTTATAGAATGATATGATTTACCAATGCTATCATCCGGATTCATAATCTCATTGAATATATATTCATACTTATGATTGGGATAATCCCTAAAATAACATTTACACGAAAAACTATTAGGTAATATGTTTTCATTCGTGCATTTATTTAAACTATAATATAATACATTTGATTTATCCTCGTGTATATTATAAGTATTTATAGAATGTTCTTTATCGTCTTTAATATGAATAGGATCTAAGAAATAAAATGCTGGGTCTACAATATAAAATTCTTTGTTAGATTTACAAATAAATAAGGCCACGTGACATAATTCATCTTGCCCTTTTATTCTAAAATGTTCGGGAACAGAGGCCACGATTTGTTGACTATCTATGTTATAATTATTTTTCAAGTAACCTTTTACAAAATAAGACATAGCAATACAATTTCCTGAATTATACTTTGTAATGGTATCTTTGGATAAAGGTGTATTATAATCTATGTAAGGGAACGTTGAAAAACAAATATTATTGTAACAATGAATCATGGCTTCTTTCAAAATAGTATTATTTACTGGTTGATATGAAATGTATATATCATTTAATATCATATAAAATAAAGTAATATATTAGTTTAACTATGGATATTTTTGATAAATTCAAGGACAATATACCTCATATATTGTTTTATGGAAATGTGAAAGAAGACATTATAAAACACCTCGAACAATATTATCCACCTAAGTTGTCTGATAAATATATTATGAAATTATATTGTGGTACCTCGAAAGGTATAAAAAACATAAGAGATGATATAAAATTATTTTCAAAACAACAATTGTCTCCAAATATTTTGTTCAAGAGTATTGTATTATATGATGCGGAATATTTGACGGTAGATGCTCAATATTCTTTGAGACGAAGTATTGAAGTATATAGTCATTCTACTCGTTTTTTTATAATCACCAAAGACAAAGACAAACTATTACAACCAATACGTTCGCGATTTATTTCTGTGTATGTTTTGGACGAACCTCCTAAAATAAAGGTGGTCAATTCATCTATAAAAAAAATATTAGAAAAGAACAATCCAATTGATATTGTAGTGGAAGAATTATATGCGAATGGAATTTATGCTGACCAATTGGTACTTTTTTTGAAGGATAATGTAGAATGTAACTTTAATTCATGGACTAAACAATTCAAAAGCGAACGTTTATGTTTATTTTATTTAGTGTGTCTTTTTCGTAATAATAAAGAAATATAAATATTATTCTTTTTTATGGATGACTTTACTTCAAATATACTGAATGACTCTAAAAATGAATGGTCCATTTTATTGATTAATTTGATTACATCTCATATTATTGATGGGTTTCGTTCTATATTCAATGAAGCTATTCAATTATGTCAAACCAACGATGAACCTGATAAATATTTGATGACATATCAAAATTTATTGTCTCGTATTCCAAATTGGAATCAGAATATTATACAAGTTGAAAAAGACCGCATTATTGCAAAGTCAAAGTGTTCCTATTTAGAAGATTTGATTACTTGTGTTCATATAATACAATTGAAGTTACTAAGTTGTGTAAGGGTTGGAAGTGAAAATAAAAAAATAAATATAGACATTCCCGATTTTACTATATTTTTACATAAAATTTATATCAATATTGCTCGAAAATTGTACTCAAATATTTACTTGTTTGAAATAGACATTCCTCCTTTAGAACAACAACGCCGAAATAGAGAATTTGAGTGGTTAGTCCAAACTAGCATTATGAATACCATTCGAGATAATCTTCCAGTGGAAAACCTACTGAGACAATATATCGATGAAACCCAAGAAGTAGATGTCAGTAAGGTAGAAACTGTAGTAGAAAATAAACCACTTCCTGAATCAGAAAAAGAAAAGGTCGAACCTGTGGATGAAATCAAAGTATACAATGAACCTGTGGATGAAATCAAAGTATACAATGAACCTGTGGATGAAATCAAAGTATACAATGAACCTGTGGATGAAATCAAAGCATACAATAAACCTGTGGATGAAATCAAAGTATGTGTTGAACCTGTGGATGAAATCAAAGTATGTGATGAACCTGTGGATGAAATCAAAGTATGTGATGAACTTGTTGGTTCGGATATTATCCAAATAGAAGATTCATCTGAAAAACAAAATAGTATTCGTTTTCATCCTGATATAACTAAAGGTGACTTAAACATAGGCGAAGAAATTAAAATAAATGTAGAGGATTTAGAAAAAGACAATATTCATTTAGACATAGAAGAATTATAAATCTTTCGTAAAAGAATAATAATTAAAACCTATTATTCTTTTAATGGTACCTTATGAATATATTTATATATCTCTTATTATTTCAGTGATTTTTTTTATATGGAAACAATTTTTATATAGATCAAGTCCAATAAAAAACCAAAACAAATTATTTTTTAAGGAATCGTTTTATTTGTTTCTTATTATTTTAGGAGTATTTATTCTAAAAGATTATTATATGAAAGTACAAGAACAAAAGACACAAATATTTACAGGAGAACCTTCGTTTTAATCAGTTTATCTATATCTAAAAAGTGTTCCAAATTATCTTGTTTATAAGAACGAAACGCGATATGGTCAAATTGTTTTTCAGGAATATGTTGATTCACATTTCTGGCTATCATTTTGTATAATTTGAAATCTGGATATCGTTCGTCGCCATTTTTTTTGTACAATATATTGTTATTATGATCATCATAAACCCATCCGATGATCATATCATAAATCGGAATTTTTCGAAATGTATCTATATCTTTCAAATCATCTATTATAAAATCAAACATAGAACACGCCAACCGACATAAATCAAAACTATAATTTGGTTCTAATATTGGTTTGCGATCATTATAAAAAGGTTCGCAGTTATATTGTCCGTGAGCAGTTCCATTTGGAGAAAAACTATCACTACAAAGACGAGTGCCTTGATAAGTATAAATAGACCTACCAAAATCAATTAATTTATATAATTTTCCAAACGTAGGTACCTTATAATATTTCCCTTTTATGTTGTAATATAAAAACTCTTCTTCTGTTTCAACATACATGATATTGTTTGTATGTAAATCGTTATGAGTGAACTCAAACACATTTTGATAAACATATAATATAAGCACTATTTGAAATATGGCACTTGTCAATTGTTCGATATTGATATCGTCGGATTCAAATAAACTATCCATTGTATCTACACATTTTTCTAACATAATATGTTGGCAAGGTATTTTATCAATTACTAATATAAGTTTATCCATAATGCTATCATCGTCTGAAGAAGTATTACTAGATTCTTCGTCATTGTCTTGAGATGAATGATCATCGTTAGAAGAACATTCGTCGTCATCTTCCTCCGATGAAATACTTTCTGTGTCACTATTGTCTTCTTGCTCATCAGAACTTTCGTTAGATAGGTCTTTCTCATGTATTAAATCTATTGTTATTTCTTGTAATTGTTCTTCCACTACTTGAATATCATCGTCTAATGTCTCATAATCAACATCTAAAATTTCATCGCTTAATTCAATGGGTGGTTTCTTTAAATTCGAAAATAAAGAATGAATATCTTGGTCCTTAAATCGAAACGATTTGTTCAAATGTTCATTGAAATAATTTGAATCGCATAAATATTCAAAATCATCCACAATATTGATTTCACAATTTTCTTTTATGCCAATGAAACTATTGTATACATTTATACTATGTTTGAATTGCGACAATCTACTAGATAGCATATAAAAAAAATTATCTACGTAAGCATAATTGTGTATAGAGTGTATATATTCTTCGTATATATTATTACATTTGTTTTCTTTAGAAGGTAATACACATAATTCATATTTTTTATATTTTCCAATCAATAACTTAACATAATCCACTAAAGGAATAGTTTTCATAAAACAATTATAATCTTTATGGTCTATGGTTATAATATGATTATTATAGTCTACTTTATCTTTATAGTCTTCTACTAGAGGATTATAGTTTATTTTAAAATAGTCCAATATAGGATTATAATTTGAGTTTTCCATTATATCTTTATATATACTTTTATCAAGTGTTTTAAACTAATTGCGTCGTTTCACGTATAATCAATTATATTATATTATTATATGACGCTGAATCTTAGAAAGTTTGATATGAAACGTATTACCTTTTTAAAAAATGAAAATAAGGGACCAGTGGTGGTGTTAATAGGTCGCCGAGACACTGGCAAAAGTTTTTTAGTTCGGGATTTATTATTTCATCACGTAGATATACCTATTGGTACGGTAATCTCTGGCACAGAAGCCGGTAATGGGTTTTATTCATGTCATGTGCCTAAATTATTTATTCACGATGAATATAATACAGGTATCATTGAAAACGTTTTGAAAAGACAAAAAGCCGTCATCAAGCAAGTGAACAAGCAAATCGAAACCTACAAAAAAAGTTCGATTGACCCAAGGGCATTTGTTATATTGGATGATTGTTTATATGACAACGGATGGGCACGCGACAAAATGATGCGTTTATTATTTATGAATGGTAGACACTGGAAGGTCATGCTTATTATTACAATGCAATATCCGTTAGGTATACCACCAACACTAAGAACAAATATTGATTATGTATTCATATTGAGAGAACCTTACATCGCTAATCGAAAACGTATTTATGAAAATTATGCAGGTATGTTTCCTACATTTGAATCCTTTTGTCAAGTCATGGATCAATGTACTGAAAATTATGAATGTTTGGTTATAGACAATAATGTAAAATCAAATCAATTACAAGAACAAATCTTTTGGTACCGAGCCGAAAATCACAAGGATTTTAAATTAGGATCCAAAGAATTTTGGGAATTGTCTAAAAATCTTGGTTCAGACGAAGAAGATGATGTATACAATCCAGGTGATTATAAATCAAAGAAAGGTCCTAAAATTAACGTAAAAAAAACGAAGTGGTAAAAAAATATATTCTACTTATAATGATAAATATTTTTCATTATTTGTTAGATTTTGTTCTACAAAATAAGGTGTATTATTTATTTTATTTATTATTGATACCATTAGCATCTTTTATTCATAATATAATATTGCCTGAAAGTATCGGTCATTTTTATACTCATTTCAAAAAAGTTTATTTATATTATATTGTAGCTTCTATTGCCGCATTTAATTTTTTACATATTTTCATCAACTGGTTAGCGTGGAGAGTCATACCACGTTTTTATGAATTTGTTGTATTACGTATTTATGATTACATTTATGAAAACTCCTATTGTAATTACGAAAATTTAAATATTACTGAAATCATTATAAAAATATCGAAAATGCCCTGGATTTTACAGGGTGCTTTGAAATCATTCAAAGAAGAATTTTGTCATGTCTTTTTTGGATTTATGATAGGCATTTTTTATTTTTATATTAAATTAGGATTAAAATACTTGGTTGTATTTTTAGGATTTTTTCTAGCAATGGTTGCGTTTCAAATTATAAATATAAAACACATTACAGACATCAATAAAAGAAAGGAAGAACATGTAGACGATACGTTTGAAAAGTTAGGCGAATCTTTAAAAAACATTGGTGTAGTTCAATCGTTTCAAAATATAAACCAAGAAAAATCTATTTTGTATAATATTTTACACCATTATAACTATGAATATTATAAATCATTAAATTTTTCTATTGCTTATGATACGATGACTAAATTAATGAATCTTATGATGGGTATTGTTTTAGGCTATATGATTTGGACGGATTACTTGAATAAAAAGATTAACAAACAATATTTATTCCAATGTTCGCAAGTGGTTCTTTTGTTGATTACTATGTGCGATTCCATTGGCATTGTATCACGTTCTTTATCAGACAATTTAGGACAAATTTATGATATCAACGAATTTTTCAATAAGGAAATACCAAAAGATTATCATTGTAAAGTAGGTGAACAAATATTCAAAAATGGTGATATTGTATTCAAAAACGTTTACCATAAATACGATCGAACTCATTACTCACTAGAAAATGTCTCATTCAAAATACAAAAGGGTGAAAAAATCGCAATTGTTGGTGAAAGTGGTTCTGGTAAAACTACCATCATTAAATTATTAATGAAACATAAGACTTTATCTATGGGAACCATTACTATTGGAGGCATAAATATAAATGAGTTGTCTACCAACGAATTGTCGAAACACATCATGTATATTCCACAAAGTCCAAAATTATTTAACCGAACTTTATACCATAATATAGTATATGGATTGAAACGTCCACCTAGTAAAACACAAATCATACAAACTCTAGAATCTATGAATATTGACGTTTTTACTAAAAAACTTGACCAAAAAGTTGGTCGGGATGGTTCTCTATTATCAGGCGGTCAACGACAATTGGTTTGGTTGTTACGTTCATTATATCGGGTCAAGCCTATTATTATATTGGATGAACCCACAGCATCTTTGGACGAACCCAATAAAAAAATGGTCATTCAAGCCATCAAACAAATCGGACGTGGTAAAACCATCATTATGATCACACACGATGAAGTAGATGGTGAATTTAAAAAAATAAATTTAAAAAAAGGTTTACAAACGAACGATATGGTCAGCATATGGTAAGATATCTGGGTCATGTGTAATGACAATGATTGTTTTACCTTTTGTCTCATTGACAATTAATTTGACTATTTTTTTACGAGTCTCTTGGTCTAAACTGGTCAATGGTTCATCATAAATCACTATAGATTTATTGGGTTTTAATATACCACGTATTACCATAATTATTTTTTGCATACCTAACGATAATCTAGATCCGTTTGTACCACAAGGAGTATCTATACCATATTCCAATTTTTCATAATAATCAAACAAATCATGTTTTTTTAGCAAAGATATCATATCTTCTTTGGAAGTTTTGTTTCCATATTGTAAGTTATACAATACACTTTCATCAAATAAAATGGTTCGTTGATTGACGTAATATATATTATCTCGAATGTCTGTTTTGCATAAATCTTTACTATTCGTATCGTCTAAGTAGATGTCTCCTTTGGTTGGGTTAGCCATTTTGATAATTAATTTCATAATGGTCGTTTTTCCAGATCCTGACTTACCCATCAGTATATTGAGTTTATCCGGCTTAAAATGAATATTTACGTTTCTTAGAATATAATCTGATTTTTCATCGTATTTGTAACTTACATTATTTAGTTTTATACCTTTGAATGTGTGTATTGGAATACAAGATTCGTTCGTTTCCATTTCTTCAATGAATCGATTAATTTTGATGAATTTTGAAACACCATAATACTGATATAATGTATTATGTAAAAAATTACTTTGAATTCCTTTATAAATCAAATAAGTAATCAAAATATTGCTAATCATTTTTTTATCCTTATATAATAATCTATAAAGTATCAAAAAAAATACACTATAAAATACAATATTATTTATAAACAAAACTTTATTATTCAAATGATAACATTTAGTTATAATTTTAAAGTGGTCGTCTTCTTTTTTCATAATATGATTTAATTCACTTTCCACCGAATTGTCAAACAATATATTCATCAAATTTTTAGTTTTGTCTCCAATGTAGTTATTGTTTTTTATAGCTTCTGTATCCGATTTACAATAACAATCTAATAATTCGGGATGATATATATAAAAAATCATAAGTGGTGCCACAAACTGACCTACAAACAATGAGCCAACTATTTTATCATAACTATAAAAATAAACACTTATAGCTAAAAACATAAAAATACACGGAATTAGATCTATAAATATATATCTAATAATAAAACGTATGGTTCCATAAATTTGTTGTATCATCCAAGAGACTTCGGATTCCGATAATTCCTTATAATTTTTTGTATATTTGTAAAAAATTTGTTTTATAGTTTTTTTTTTGGAATCAGATGAAAAATGAAATAGTAAATAACTTTCTAAATTATTTTTTGAATAATCTAAAATAATAAATAATACAAATAAAATACCCAAACAATAAAGTATACCTTTCATATTACCACTTTTTAATAGGTTCAAAAATATAGACGAATTTATTTTATGTCCAGCATTTATAAATTCTGTGATAATACGGGGTATTACAATGGAACCAATAGTATACACCATAAAACTCAATAAGGTGTATATCATAAAATATATTTTTTGTTGTCCAATATATGGCAGTAATATATGCTGAACTAGATACATTATATATAGTGAATATATAATGTTCTTTATAATAAATGGATTAATTCATCTAAGTTCCATTCAAATGGTTTAGACTGGCGTATCAACGTCACATTTGGATACCAATTGGTAGTCTTGTTTTTTGTCCATCTCCAATCGCATCCAGCACTCAATAAAACATAGGTATTTATTCCTAAGGTTCCGCATAAATGAGCTAACGATGTATCTGTAGTAATCATTCCTTGTATTTGTTTCAATATACTAATACTATAGCGAAAAGATTCGTCCGACTGGTCTAAGGAATAACTCTTTACATTATATTGGTCTAACAATAGTTGTTCTTCTGAAGTAATGTCTTGTGTAATGGTAATCCATTGAATATGGTTACATTCAAACAATGGAATACATTTTGACAATGGAATACTTCTATTATGACGTTCATGACTATTATCACTATTTCCTTTCCAGTTGATCACCATTATAGGTTTGGTGTATAGTAATACATCTACAGGATAACTTGGTAACTCTGGAAAATAATCTATATAAATGTCTTTGTAATCCAACTCTAAAGCATAATGTAAATAAGATACATTACAATGATAATCAAACTTGATTATTTTACCTCGGTCGCAAAAAGGGACTACGTCAACATTGAGACAATCACGATATATATACTCATATATCCAAAACAAATTATCATACACTAAAAAAATAATGTTATGATTCATTTGAGCAATTTGTTTTATAAATCTACTATACATAATATTGTCTCCAATTCCACCAGACATATAAATCAATAATGTTTTATGGATGTCTTCTTTTTGAAAGAATCCCATCGTTTTAGGTTCAATATTCAAATTCCGTACAATTACTGGATTCATATATATGCTATACATAGGTTGAGTGTAATTTTGTTGATTTAACAAAAGCATATTATAATGAAAATAAACTTGTTCGATTATGGATTTGTCCATATCAAAAAAAGTTACATAATGATGTAATTTATATTCGTAGTCATTGACTATATTCAAATATTGACAAATCGTATTATGTCGAAAATATAACATAATGGTGAATAAGTTATTCAAATGTCGTTCTTCGTATTTATGCGCCAGTGTTTTGCTATTTTTGTATGATGTATATGACACCTCTTTGTCTCCAATTTCTATAGTATCCAATAAAAGTTTATCGTGATGGTCAGGTTCGCGATACATTAATATATTGTATTTTTCGTCTATGCATCTTATGATTGACTCTACAAATTGATTTTTATCCCATTCTTTGTAATATATACTATAATTTTCTAGAAGTATATTTTTTTTGTAATCTTCATAAATAACACGTCCAAGGGTCATTATATTAAGTTGTAAATCTTTTCTTCGGTTATATACGAATGATATTGTTGATTTATTTTTCGCTTGATAGAATATCGTTGGTCATTGTGTTGATGTATATGTTCGCTAATTGAAATATACTCTTCGTCGTATTGCCGAAGTTTACTTTTTAGTCGTATGTTATCTTCACAATCCCATAAAAGAGTATTGATATTTTTTAATTCATGAAATAAACTTCGCAAAGGCTCGGTTTCTTTTTTGTGATGCTTCAAAGCGTTGTATTCGTTTTGTATATTTTTTTTTTTAGAATCGTCTATACACTTAGATAATTTAATCTCTAAAATAGTTAATTTATCCATGATTTCTCCATAAGAACACGGAACCATCATAATAGTAGTTTTAGTTGTCATAATTTTATATTAAAATAAAGATGAAATATATATTATGTATACCATATTTATATTTCACCGAGATTATAGAAGTTTCGACAATCTAGGTCTAAACTATGCTATGAAACACTTTGACCATATTATTCCTATCTTTATATTTACTCCTGAACAAATCAAAAAAAATAAATATCTTTCCAATAATAGCTTACAATTTCTTTGTGAATCATTGGAAGAACTTCGTGACCATATACCTTTACATATTTTCTATGGAGACAATTTGAAGGTGTTAAGTAAAATTAATAAAACTATTCCAATTTCAAACATAGTATTCAATAAAGATTATACACCCTATGCTATAGAACGTGACCAAAGTATTGACTCGTGGTGTGTGAAGAAAAACATAAATTGTGTCCAAATAGAAGATTACTTGTTGAGTCCAATTGGTCGTTTCAATAAAACAGATGGTTCTCCTTATGTAGTATATACACCATTCAAAAATAATGTACTCAAACACTCTATACCTAATACACAAAATCATCCATTGAAACATTTGATATATCATAAACCACTCGAACATATATCTTATTATAGTCCAAATTTAGATTATTATACATATAATCCACATAACAACGTCAAAGGAGGACGAAAAAATGGATTGAAATATCTTCACACAAACATAGATTACGAAGACCAATTGAGCATCAAAACAACCCAATTGTCGGCCTACATCAAATATGGTTGTCTCAGTATACGCGAAGTATATCATCATTTCAAAGATGAAAACTTGAAGGCTCAACTCATATGGCGTGAATTTTATTATTACATAAACTATTATTACCCCAATCTATTAAAAAAATCGGTAGCGTTTCAAATGAAATATGATAAAATAAAATGGGTAAATAATAAAAAGCATTTGGAATGGTGGAAACGTGGGGAAACTGGATTTCCAGTGGTGGATGCGTGTATGCGTCAATTGAATAAAACTGGATATATGCATAATCGTGGTCGATTAATTGTCTCTAATTTCTTGAATCGTTTGCTAGGATTAGACTGGAGGTTAGGAGAATTATATTTTGCCCAACAATTAATCGACTATGATCCATGTGTCAACAATGGTAATTGGCAATGGGTTTCATCCGTTGGTATTGATACAAAACCATATAGTCAGCGAGTGTTTAATCCGTGGTTACAAAGTAAGCGTTTTGATCCACATTGTATTTACATCAAAGAATGGATTCCTGAATTAAATGATGTTCCTCCTAATGAAATACATCAATGGGATCTACACGGAGATCCGGATATTTATATTTTGCCTATTATAGATTATACTATGGCACGTGAACGAAGTCTACAAATGTATCGAACTATTCAATAAAAACATTTTAAAGTTATCTATTATTATTTAGCAGGCGACTATATTTCTTTGTTCATAAAATATCTAAAAATTAGTGAGCCAAAAGGATAATAAATAGACCTTGTATTATTATATAGATGAATATATTTGAATTGAATTCTCTTACAGAAACAAATATTTTACTGTATCAACAAGAAATGCCTATCTTTGTAATGGAATGTTTATTACGTGATGGACATTGGAAAGATGCTATTGTGTTGTATAACATATATAAATGGACAACATTACAATGTACATGTATCCCTTTTTTACAATGGATTCAAAACAATCATATACATATCGAATTAACTAAACATTCTATTTTACAACTCATTCAAAATGGAGACAAAGAGGTTTTACATTATATAGACCCACAATGGTACATTGAAGTTATTTTATTTAGTCCATGGTCTTTTATACAATATGTATTCGAACATTATGATATAGTACTAGAAGAGCATCATTTAATTCATTATTGTAAATTCAACCATAAAAAAAATAATATATTATTTCTTATGAAACATTGTCCTATAAATAAGGGTCTAGTTATGGATTGTATGTATTATTTATGTCATTATGATACTTTGCCTATTGTAAAAGAGTTATTATCATGCTATCCAAATATACCATTAAAACCCTTTTTTATAAAAGCAATTACATACAATCAGTATGATTTATCGTATTATTTTCTATCTTTAGACTCAACCTTGATACAAGATATAAATATAACCGAATGTTTTATACAACATTCTTATAAAACATTACAATTGTTGTATACGTTGGATAAATCATTATTTTCGAATATCAATCATAATTATATATTTTCCATTATAAGTCGCGATGTGGTGGATAATAAAAGCTCTTTTATGAGTTGGTATTTGACACACTTTAAATACTATATAGAATACAACATGTATCAAGAACATATGAACATTATGAAATCCAATGGATATGTATATGATGAAGTAAGTGATGAATATTTTATAAATGCGTGCTTAAAAAATTATGTAGATGTAGTCAAAAAGTATCAATGTACGAATTATACAATAACACGCATTGGTTTTGAATTAGCCTGTTTGTATGGTTATTTTGATATAGTCCAATATTTGTCTCAATCCGCTGAAAAAAATCATATGTATATTATGTTACAATATTTGATAACCATTGATACCATGCATTTAGACATTGTCAAATATTTATTTTCACAAGTCCAGTGTTTTCCGCCTGAATTAGCTCAATATTTTTGTAAACATGGTTACATAGACTCTTCATTCAATATAGACGACGAATGTATTTATTGGTTATGTATAAATGGACACTTTGAAGTGGTTTATAATTTAATGATAGAAAATAAAATAGCTAACATAGAATATGCCTTTTTATATGCGTGTGAATATAAAGAAGGATTATTTTTAGCAAAATGGATATATCATAGAAATGCTTTGAACCAAAAACTAATTTGTAAATCTTTTTTTAATGCCAATCATATAGATACCTTAAGATGGTTACATAGTCTCGAAACTATCCCAATATTTAAAAACAATCATGCTTACTTTAAGGAAAGGTGTATTCATCAAGACTATGAAATAGTAGACTGGTTATGTAATGTATATCCCAATTATTCATATGAATTGGTAGATGGTTACATTATGTATCATACCGAACTGATAAAAATCTTTCGAGATATTGAAACCACTGAATGTTCTATTTGTATGGAGACAAACGCCAATTCTATGACCTTGTGTAAACATTCCTTTTGTTATGATTGTATTAATAAATGGTATCAAAAAAGTAACACTTGTCCGATGTGTCGTAGTCCTATAGAAGATGTCTTTACGTCCATCATTCCACCGTGACTACTTTTGCTAAATTTCGCGGTTTATCAGGATTGTATCCACGCGAAATAGCTAATTCATATGCTAATTTTTGTAATGGAATCATATTCAAAATACATTGATACGTTTTATTTTTGGATACTACAATTGTATTTTCTCGTTCTATAACTTCGTTAGTTATGGTGAGTATAGTTGCACCACGCGTTTTTAGTTCTTGATAACTGTTTTCATTTTTATGCCAAAGTTTGTCTCTAGGTGCGATCAAAATGACCGGAAAATGTTCTTCCAACAAGGCAAAGGGTCCGTGCTTCAAACTACTGGAAGAATATCCTTCGGCGTGAATATAAGAGAGTTCCTTTATTTTTAATGCCCCCTCTTTTGCCGTATATTCATCAAAGTCTTTTCCCAAAATAAAACAATGTTGATGAAATAAACCTACATAAGGGGTCATGTTTAGATTCAGTGTTTCTTCTACATCACGAGCCAATCGGATTAAATCTTGAATTATTTTTGAATGATATGATTGAAGACCACACTGTAGTTGCGAAAACCATAAAGAAATCATAGACAATAAAGTCACTTGTGAGACAAATGATTTGGTTGAGGCTACACCCACTTCACGACCAGCATTCAAATAACACCCACAATTTACTTCCCGAGCAATGACCGAATCTACTTTATTGATCACTCCAATTGTAATATGTCCTTCTACCATTTCAATACATTTCTGTAGGTCTTTGGTTTCGCCGGATTGAGACACCATTAGAAATGCACATTTTCCTTTTTTTGGGATATCTTTTTTGGTAAATTCACCTGCGTCTATTGCTTGAACACTTGTAAACTGACACCATTTTTTCATATATTTTGACCCAATACAAGCTGAAAAATAAGATGTACCACAACCTAACAAAATAATGTGATCTATGTTAGACAATTGGTCTTTGTCTAAACCACCCAGAACAATTGTTCCGTCCTTTTTATAACGACTACCATGATTGGTTACATTCCATATGGTAAGAGATTGTTCATATATTTCTTTTTGTGTCCAATGTATATAAGGGGCACATGATTCTGTAAACATTTCCAAAGGAATGTCTCGTAAAGTATAATTTTGTTTCGTGATAAGAGTTATTGCGTCGTTTATATATTCTAGTCTAGCAATATCATTCGAATCTAATTCTATATATTTATTTATTTTACCACAAAATCCACTATATTCAGATGATACCAGAGAAAAATTACCACCATTACCAATCAACAACGGACTTCCGTGTCTCACACAATACAATCTATTGGGTTCGTTTAATACTTGAATACATAATCCCCAAGTACCTTCCATTGATTGTATAGTTTTCTCAATAGAATCCATTACATTATGCGTGTGTCCATAATAATAATCCAATAAATTCGCAATGACTTCGGTGTCGGTTTGTGAATAAAATACATAGTTTTTATCTATTAAAAAGTTTTTCAATAATTTATAATTTTCAATAATACCATTATGAACGACCATAAATGTATTATGATAACTTTTATGTGGATGCGAATTCTCGATCGTTTTAGGACCATGAGTTGCCCATCGAGTATGTCCAATACCATTGATTGACATAGGATAGTCTATGTTTTCCAAATGTTCAATCGAATGGTCTGACACGTATTTATGAACAATCCAACTGTTTTCATGAATTAGAGACAATCCAGCAGAATCGTATCCTCTATTTTGAAGTTGTTTCAACCCGTTTATTATGTATGGCGAAGCATTATGCCCTAAACACGCAATAATACCACACATAATACAATATGATTTTATTATTTATATCATTCTTTTATTTTTTAATATACTATATATTATATGGATCTATATAATACCTTGTTTGGACCTTTGAATGTCGATTTTTGTAATTTATTTTTGGTTTTAATGATTTTAGCCCTTGTTTTTGTGATTACCAATGTTATAGCTCTTTTATATTCCTTTTCTAATGATAGAAAATTAATTCCATTGTTTATTTCTAATTTAATTATGTCGTTGTTTACTTATTTTTTGCATCGTGTATTACATTCTATGTGTTTAGTAAGTTTGAATTAGGCACCTGTTCATAAAAACAATAACTCAATATAACGCCTGCGCATATATGCCAATATGCGCGGTAAGAATAGATTGAAGTATAAATACCTATCACTACATAAGGTATTACTTCATTGTAAACATAACATAATTTAGACACCGCAATTACAAACACATATCGATGTAAACAAATTGACCCAACTCTTTTATATATAACATAGAATAAACTAATGTATGGATATATGTCCAAATAATCCAAACAAATATACATAATCATACACGTATCTAAACTCAAAAGTAAATCGGTCTGAAACACATGATAATAAAAACTCAACTGACTTTGAAGATATAGGATCAAATAAGTTTATAAAGAAACCTCATAATTTAATCGGTGAAGTGGTATAAGCATCAACAACATAGAAGAATAACCGGACATAGTGTTTATTTTAGGGTTTACTATTTTACACGTCCAATGAAAATGCAATCCATGTATTAGAATACTCAAATGATTTATGAAATAATGTTCGTGTGTAAAAGTAAACCATAAATAGGGACAATATACAAGTCGTGTAAGTACAACAAATAATTCTTTGGTGGGTAATGATTGTTTATACAATAATAAAAATAATGTGCTCCATTCAAAGAGTAGCGTTTTTTGTACATATTCAAAAGGACATACTATAGTAAATATAGAATAACACATATGATGTAATACTACATCCCATTTGTTATTATATGAATCGACAATAAAATAGGTGAGTAGTATTGTTCTAAGGGGCATTTCATTTACAAGATTAAATAAAGATAATGATGAAAACAGACCAATACATAACATATTCAATATAGAATACATATAATAATATATATGCTACTATTTAAATAGTCCTTTATAATAATATAAATGACTATACCTAAGATTATTCACCAATTGTGGATTGGTCCGAAACCACCTCCTTCCAATCATATGGATACGTGGAAACAAATGAATCCTGATTTTGAATATATACGATGGGATGAACGTCTTATACAATCCAAAATAACATTGGAATGTAAACATCGAATTGCCGAAATGAAGGAAATCAATGGACAAGCTGATATTATTCGATGGGAAATTTTGTATGAATATGGGGGTGTATTTTTAGACGCAGACTCTATTTGCGTCGATAAAATAGACGACGTATTAATGAATTGTAAATGCTTTTCTGGATGGGAACACGAAACATTACGAAAGGGTTTGATTGCTACTGGAACGATGGGGTTTCCACCCAAACACCCTCTAGTGAAAGAAGCCATTGAATGGATCAAACAAAACTGCGTGGATTATGATAAAACTGGGTTAATGGCTTGGCAAAGTGTGGGACCCGGATTATTAACGCGAATGTATAATAGTGGTCATTATGATGATATGACTATATTTCCATCGTATACTTTTTTACCGATTCATTGTACTGGCGCAGAATACAAAGGACATGGAAAAATTTATGCATATCAAGAATGGGGCTCTACCAAAAGAAATTATGAACAAATGAACCAGATGTCCTTACCAAACCAATTTCAATGTCCTAAAGACTATGTTTCCATATTAATATCTAGTTTAAATACAAAAGCTACTTATTTAAAAGAATGTTTAGACTCCATAAAACATCAAGAAGGGTGTTTTCATATGGAATTGGTTTGGATCAACGATGGTTCAGATGGTCTCCATACAAAGATTCTAAAACACGCTTTACAACATTTTGAAAAAACAACACGATTTACCAAAGTAGTTTATTCCGAAAATGATAGTAATCGAGGATTGGGATTTACATCGAATAAAGGAGTAATACTATGTAGTCACGACATAATCATGCGAATGGATAGCGATGACATTATGGTACCCAATCGTATAGAAAAACAATTCATTTATATGACAAACTATAAAGATGTTCATATGTGTGGTGGTCAAATACAAATGTTTGATGACAAAAACAATAACAAAGGGGTAACCAATCATCCTTCTATTTTATGGAAAAGTTACAAACAAAACCCTAAGCACTGGATTCTAAATCATCCAACCTTATGTTTTCGAAAATCTGCTATGTTGGAAATAGGTAATTATGACCCCACTTTAAAACAGATGTGCGAAGATTTTGAAATGGAATTACGTATGTTAAAAACATATGACTTTATTTATAATTTTCCCGAGGTTTTATTACATTATAGATTACACGATAATCAAGTGACTCACAATGGCGGTGAAGGTGGGCGAGACAAATGGCACAGAATTAGGATGGATATTATAGATAAATTAATATAAATAAGTTATTTATAGTTGTATAATGAAAATTGTATTAGTTATGTTGAATAATTTACAATCTTATATATTTGACAATATTAACCATTTAAAAAAACACGGTTATAGTGATATAATAATTATAACCGATAAAAAGTTTAATCCTTTATTCAAAGAGAATCATGTAATAAATATAGAAGATTTAATAGATGATTATGTAAATGTTATTTCTACTATGAGTAATACTTTTAGAAATGGATTTTGGAAATTGACTTCTTATAGATTTATAGCACTATACGAATATATGAAACAATATAATATAACCAATATAATTCATATTGAAAATGATGTATTAATATATAAAAAAATAGATAATGTTCACAATACAAATAAACTATTATTAACTATGGATTCTAAAGATAGATGTATTCCTGGATTCATGTTTATTCCTAATCACAATATATTAAAAAAATGTTTAGATATATTTAATCCAAAATTAAATGATATGGAAAATTTTTCAAATTGTTATTATGCTTTGGGTGATTGGGTAGATACATTACCAATATTTATAGAAGATAATCAAAATGATGTAACACATATGATAACAAAAAATTTTAAATTTTATGATGCAATATTTGATGCGGCGGCAATTGGACAATACTTAGGTGGTATTGATCCAAGAAATCAGGATGGTGATACTAGAGGATTTGTCAATGAAACCTGTGTAATAGATTATTCAAAATATACATTTATTTGGAAAAATGAGAATGATAAAAAAATTCCATATATTATTATTAATAATAATGAAGTTCCAATAATTAATTTACATATACATTGTAAAAATCTAAAATTTTTTTTATAATATATATATGCATATTCAAGCTATAGATTTTTTGACATTTATAAAAACAATTTGAAAGAATATTGTATTAATAAAACAGTTTTAGATGTAGGTTCCGGAGATATAAATGGAAATAATCGTTCATTATTTGAAAATTGTAAATATGAAGGAATGTAACTATTGTATCAAAAACAAAAGATTTACCATTTGAAAATAATACATTTGATACTATTATATCTAGTGAATGTTTTGAGCATGATCCAGAATATAAAGAATCATTTCTAAAAATTTATAATATACTTAAACCGAATGGTTTATTTTTATTTACTTGTGCATCCACAGGAAGACCAGAACATGGAACTAGAAGAACATCTCCTCATGATTCATATGGAACATCGGTTGGATTAAAAGATATACATGTTTTGTAATATATTTAAATAATTTGCCCTATATCATACGACACTTGAACGTATTCAATATGCTTGTAGGTCAAGCGTTCCAATAGACGACGCTTTTCATAGGCCTTACGATATGACGCCTTATATGCGTTCCTATGTTGTGCCTTGTATTCTTTACGATTGAACCCACCAACCATATGCGGGAAATTCTTTCATTCGCCTATTGACACAATTGAATTGTTGAATGTGTTTATACTCACACGCCAACAACTCGTCTTTTGAATTACAAGGACAATTCTCCAATAATGTTATGATTGGTTTGCCTGTTTTATACAACTCATAGGACGACATATAACATACTTTTTTTTGTGTGTCTAACCAGTAATTGTATGATTTCGTGTGTTGTGCCAAGCGCTGACACAAATACTTTTGACACGTTGAACCAATATATATTAAGTCGCCCATTACCATTTTATACACCTTGCCTTGTTGATAATTTGGTAGCATTGTTGTTTATAATTGTGTATATTGTTTAAGTCAATTTGAAATATACATTTACCTACACATCTCTCCAATTGGTTCTAAAGGGCGTAAAATGATTAGATTTGAGCGTTGAAGATTGGTGATGTCGTTGTCTATAAAACGAACATCCCGAAAAGTGGTGTTATGATATATTTTTAACATGTGGTTGATGGTAGATTTTAAATGTTGTTCATCTATCACTCGTTTTGGAATCAAAACACACCTCATATATGTATATTATAATGATGAAAGCAAAGATTTATATTTTGTAGGAATAATCATATATTTAATATAAATTTACCAGAATATCAAAATAAAGGTGTTATAAAAACAACATTAAATGTTAAAAAATGAATATATTATATTTAATATATATATATGAAAAATATTATTCTTTTAATTATTGCTAGTGAAGATAATAAATGTTATAATGAAATGAAATATATAATAAATTCATATTGTAAGCTATATAAAGATAGTCACAATTTAAAATATTTTTTTATACAGTTAAATGAATCTATTCCAGATAGTATATTAGTAAAAGAAAATAACATTTATGTTAGGGGTAAAGAATCATTAATTCCAGGTATATTAAAAAAAACAATAGAATCGTTAAATTATATAAATAATAACTATGATTATGATATTGTAATTAGAACAAATTTATCTTCATTTTATAATTTAGATAACCTTTATAGGTTAATAGATACTAAAATATTTGATAACAATAATATAGCTATTGGATATAGGCCATTTAATACTTTTATCAGTGGTACATCTATAATATTATCAAAAATAAATGCTTTAAAATTATGTGATTATACGTTGTATAAAGATGTATATAATAATAATCTCAATGACGATGTAATTATATCAGAAATATTAAAACGAATAGGAATACCACTTATATCATTACCTACAAATTATCATGAGTTGATAATGGATGATATTAATCAACAAGTTCCAGATGATATATCCAATATTTTATTTTTTAGAGTAAAATCTTTAAATAGAATGTATGATGTAGATGTATTTAAACAATTATATAAAAGGATTTATAATTTAAAAAAATAACCTAGAAAAATCAACATATAATAATAAGGAATATCCTATTGTAAAAATGTTTTTTTTTGATTTGTATATATTTTCAATATAAAAAGATATACATTTTTATGTTCGCTAATTATTGTAAATATAAGAGATATGTTACTAGATTTGAATGGTGAATTGGTTATCACTACAATATAATTATAATGAATATTAGTTAGATACATTATTTGGTACGATTTATCCTAATATATTTTTGATATAAAATTGAATAAAATAATAGATAATATACAATACAAAATGGAGTTATCAAAACAAATATTAAAACAAATCATTTCTACAAATATTTCAGATATAGATGAATCATTTATAATGAAAAAAAAATGTTCAATAACAAATTATGAAATATCGGTGACATTGCATAAAATGTTTAAGAATAAGATAGTATTAAATATACCAGATGAATTGAATGATTATATAAATGAATTTTTATACAAAAAAGATTCTCTGTATATTATTATAAATCATAAAAATAATAATCCTTTATGGTCATATTCTATAAAAAATAATTGTATGAAGTATAATAATTTAGATAATATAATAACTCTACCAATAAGCATAGAAGAAAAATTTTATAAAATGTATCAACAATTTATAAAAGATTTTATATGATACAAAATAATTTGGATTATAATAAACATCTTCATAATAGAAGAATATCATTTTCCAACAAAAATAAATATTTTTTATGTCGCAATATTCAAAACATTTGGATTTGTCGGAAAATCAGTATGTTCATAAATAAGTCCGTTTCGTCCATACATATGAAATCTATGAGTTCTTATAGATGAATTGAAACGAGTGACACTTTCATGTGATACATTTTCTTTTATTTTAACCATGAACAACCATGTATGTTGATTAGTAGAACTAAGACGGTGTAATTGCCAGTGATCCTTGAACAAGCGTATATGATTTGGTAGATATTCTTGAAAAATTTCTATATATTCAATAATATCCTCTTCCATATGATATTCAAACTCTCCCCATAATTGCTTTCCATATTCAATTAAATAATTTAAGGGAAAATATGTGGTAGGAGCAACATTTTCTTGGAACAACACATTTTGGCAACTCATTATATGATTTATTATGCATAAATTAATTTTCAATTTTTACACTAAAATAAATTAGTATAAAAATAAAATATTTCTTATTTATATTATGAATCATTTACCATTGATAAGCATATAGTTTAAATAATGTTGTGTGTGTTCCATCATCCATTTTTACGGTTTCATATCTAGAACCATATTCCCAAAAGAACCATGCTATTTTGAGAGGTATACCTAGTTTTTCCAAAAGTTCATCTATATTTATTTCTTCAATAGTAAGTTTATAAAGAGTTTCATTCACAATATACAAAGACAATTCAATCTTTGGAAGAATTGTATCTTTATCCAATAAAACGGTATTTACCTTACAAATTCCAAATGGATTTTCTATATTTTCTATTTTATGTTCAATAAACATTTTTATAAGATTAACAATATTTTCAGTTGGAATAGGCATATCATCTATATTGGAAATAGGTTTTTCAGGATGATGTTCGTTATAATATTCGATTATTTGCTCATTCATGTTCATTTATATTATGTTAATAATTATGGAAAAATCAATTTTTATAAAATAAAATTCATATAATTATCTAAATTTAACATATGATGATTATCCCAATTGGCGTGTTCAAATACTTCATTGATTTTGTCTATATTTAATTCAGTCCAATCATCCAGTAATACAATAGGAAAATTCTTACTGTAATATTCGGTTATATGATTTTTTAAACAAATTGGAATCACTTTTAAATAAAGGCATTCCCAAAATCGATGTGTATCTAGTCCATTTCCTTCTGGACAAATTGCAAATTTATAGGAAGATAAAATAGTTAGGTAATTTAAATAATCGGTATTTGGCAGATTAGGTATTTTTTTAGATATGATTGTATCGTAACATTTCTTTCGTTTGATTATATTTGTAGTAATCTTAAAATTAAAATAGATATAATTTGATTTATTTACCAAAATATTAGTTTCTAATACGCGTTTCCATATATTTAAGTTACCATGACTCCACATACTATTAGTGATGCCAATAGGCAAAGGAATAATTCTTTCATCTGGTTCTATGGATAAATTTTGAGTATAAATTTTTTTGAGATTAGAAATTTTTAATAATTCTGTATGTTTTTTTTTAAATGAACCATCTGAATTATGAAGAAATATATTAAATTTGGTTGAAATATTCGATAATATATTTTTTAAATCATAAATACGAGTAGGTAAATTTATAATTTCACTATCGATTATATGAGTATAACAAAATATATTATTTATTTTTAGGGTTTTTATATATTCTATGTTGAAATTATCAATATTTATATGTTTTGATGTTTGATCCCGAATGATTGGATTATATTTAAAATCACGATTTGTTCCAATATAATAATCACATATATTTTGTATTTTTTCTCCTGTAATTATATCCATATATATATATTGAATTATTTTTAAATAATATGTAAATATACATATGGAGGAATCATTTTCTCATTGTAATAATAAAAAGCAATGTTTTGATAAATTATTAGATAAATTATTTAACCAAAAAGAAGATGGGTTTTATATAGAATTGGGCGGTAATGATGGATTAACTCAAAGTAATACCGCATTTTTTGAATTTTATCGCAACTGGAAAGGAATATTAATTGAACCTTCATTAAAAGGATATAATTTATGTGTAAAGAATCGTCCAAAATCTATATGTATAAACAAAGGGTGTGTATCTAATGATTATATTGGAAATACAGCAAAAGGAAATTTTGGTAATAATTCTTTAATGGCATCAATAGATGGGATTAGACAAAAGGGTATCGATAATTCTAATATAGAAATATCAGTAACTACTCTAGAAAAATATTAGATGGAGTAAATGTAAAGAATATAGATTTATTATCGCTAGATGTTGAAGGATATGAATTCGAAGTGTTAAAAGGATTAAATTTAAATAAGTATAGACCAACCTATTTATTAATTGAAATATACAATGTAAATTTTGATAATATACATAATTATTTAACTGAAAATAATTATAAATTATGTTGTAATTTTTCAAATTATAATAAAGAAGATAATCCTGGATGGGATGGAACTCATAACGATTATTTATTCATGTCACTGTAATATAATAACATGTCATAAGTCAATGTTTATATTCGCATATACCAATGAATGGAAACATAATCACATTCTTTATTACTATCATTTATACTAGATGCATTTTTCCAATTTAATTCTCTAATTATAATATCATTTTGATGATATATATTCATATAATTAAAGTATATTTCATATTCAGAAGCTCCACTATGTGGAAAATCAACATGATCTACCATATTTATAAATATTTTCCAAAACGGATTAGTATTATGATTCGTTTCTACTATTTTCATTAGCTCATTCAAAATATTGTTATTAACAATCATGTGATGTACAATACCAGAACAAGGGTGTGCTTTTTTTAACGATGGATGTAATTTATTCATATGATTAAAATATGGTTTATGATATTCAGTACCAGTTGTGTATATATATTTACCATCACTATCCATAAATGATGTTGGTTTTAGAAAATGTGTATCGCTATCCACGATTAAATAGTTTGGTAAAATACCAGGAATAACGTTTCCTGCATAAAATTTTAACAATTGTTGTAAATACCAACCGTTTCTATTATGTTTACCAAATTTTTGAATTAAATCATTTATATTAAAAGGAAATATTTTTTCATCAATTGTAATAGTACCCTCTATATTAATTATTGGATTAGCACATACTAGGTAAATATTTCTATATCCAATTATATTCTTTTTGGAATACGGAATCATACTCTCTATCACGTCGTTGTCATTTGGACCGACACAAATAACTACATCAAATAAAATATTCATTTATATATGTAGTATATTTTTTTTAAATAATTATTTATTATATTGAGTATAAAATAGTATTTTTTATAGGGTACTTAAGTGTTTGATGAGTTCTATCTGTTCTAATTTTATAATCTGGCATATAACAAATGTCTATAGTATCTGATAATAATGCCGCACACCATGATACTGTGCTATTACTACATATTAATTTATTGGCTTCTTTCATAATATGAAAATCAGTTAGTATATCATTCGATTCGATAATGATAGAAATATGGTTGTCACTAAACCATGATTTAACTTGTTCGATATAATTTAATTCAAACGATGATTTTGGTTTATTCACAACAATTGCTGTAGTACTATTATGAAAAAAAATAGGTGTAAGATTATTTAATAATCTGATAATATTATCACATGTTATGTATTCTCCATTTTCAATGAAATCTTCCAATCTAATGTGTAGTACTATGTTATAGGTCTTTAATATAGCCGGTTTATTAATAATATCCGAAATCTTAAATTCTTCGTAGGGATAATTATAAATTATATGTTCTTGATTATTATGTAAAAAAGATTTAATTTGATCTTTATAATTAGAAATCTCTTGAAATTGGTAATATCCACCAAATGATATATTATTATTTATTTTGGATAATTCGAAATGATTATTTGTTATAATATCTTTATACAAATGATCACCTAAACTGGTAGCAATACGTCTATGTAAATTTATACCACCATATGAAAATTGTGGATTATATTGTAATATTAATACAATAGCAAAATATCTGAATAATGCGTTTCCTAAACGACCTCTTGGTTCAAAATAGATATATTTTTTATCAGACATAATATATTCAACTATTTGATTGTATATATTTTTACGAGTATAATACGAAATGAGTAAAATCGTGCGTCTAGGTATGACCGAATCTGGATTACTTTTTTTAAATTGGGTATACAAACACGTCAAATTAAATGAAGGTGAAAAACAAATTATTATGAGACAAATTATGAATTTAACCAATTGGTTATATAGCACATCAGGATATTATGACAAATCTGTGAAAGGTGATAAATTTAGACAAGTCCGCAATGAATTCCAATTATTACAAATTTATAGAACATTTGGAGACAAGCGTAAAAAATTGTAGCGAAACTCGGTTTTACTTTCATGATGGTATGATTATGAATTTGTATGAGCAACTAAAGGAACCTTTTCAAACGTTTTATAATATAAATAATTTGGTGTTAATGAATAATACCAAATCTGTTTCTATGGTGGAACCGACTTTTCATAAAATGCGTGACAAAAAGGTGTTGGTAATTTCTAATGTGTATATATAATGGAAAAAGATAATATTCGCGAAGTAATAAATGACTTGAAAGCAAAACGAGATGCGTTGAGTTTGGCACATGAACAATTAAAAAAAGACAATGACGATTGGAATAAATGTGTTATTGTGTTGTCTCTAATGACAGGTATGTTTGAATCGATGAAAATACAAATGGGATGGGATAATAATTTGGTAGCCTTGGTGCCTATTGGGTTATCTTCTATTATTGCCTCTATTTCCGCCTTAATAAAATTCAAGAAATTCCCTGAACAAATGGAAACGTTGATTCAGTCTACGTCCTTGTTGACCAATACATTGAATAAATGTAGAAATCACGATATTCTCGATCACGAAATTATGATAGAATACAATGACGCGTTAGAAAAATTAGAAACAAGTGTTTATCCCGATATACGCAAAAAATACTTGAAAATGTCTCAAAGAAATTTAATTGATATTATGAAAATAGAACAAACCTATTTTAAAAATATTGAACTAGTAAATAAAGGTGAAAAAATTATGCAAATAAGCGATGACGGTTCCAGTAAAAAAAACCATAATATACTTCATATGCCTTATCCATTGTCGAATAATGACGATAGTTCTATTGCAACCGAAGAAGAGTCTATACACGAATCACCGAAACGCAAAGAAGAACCTGTAATATCATTTGAAGAAGTATCCAAATCTACAAATAATTATGAAGTAGATAACTCTAACGTATAAGACTCCAATGAGAAGGAAACAAATCCTTCATAGATTTATTACCTTGTGCTGGACCAAACCATTGTTTAGGATAATATACGTTTGGTTCAAATGGATTTAAATATGCCCCCCACCAACTGAATGAACTATTTGCTATTATGTTGTGTTTACATAAACTCATTTGTATCATTTGTTCCCAATCTTTTAAGTTATGGTCTACTGATTCAAACGTTAGTTTAGGATAGTTTTTTTTCAACTGGTCAATATATTCATTTACATAAGACGCGTCCTTTTCCTCAAAAAAATAAAGTATATTCCAATTATCCTTTTGCGTATCGCGTATAAGTTGTTTCATTGCGTTCTTATAATAATCCATCGTCAATAGTGGGTGATGTTCTTGTATATCTTTGTAATCCCCAATCCTGAAATGCAAAGAGACCTTATTTGTTGGACTATATTTTTGTTGAGTTTCTCGTATTTTTAACAAACGGAATATAGATTGTTCATGTTCTTTAAAATACTTATAAGACTGAAAATATCCCCACAACTTGAACGATTCTTCTATATAAGGTATTGGAGTATAATGAAATTGTGGTTCTTTGTATATTGGTAAACGAATAGATGGTTTTAAAAATATTTTTAGTGAACTCAGTAAATTGTCCCAATAAAAGGGTCTGTCATTACGAGTTGGTAGTTTATCTTCAAAATAAAAGGTTTTTTTATTTTTCAAACTATACGACAAAACACAAGCAATCTGAAACAATTGGTTCCCAAGACCTCCCATCATCTCAATGGTTATCATTGACATGATATAAATTATATATTTAAGTAGTTAAAAATTTCATTATTATACGCGCTTTTTGAACGGCGACTACATCATATCTGGTAGGAAAATTATTCAAAGTCAATGATGTACATTCGACATTTACCATATCTCCTTCATCCAAAGGTATTTGTACGTCTTTGGTTGGATATGTTTTGGTCGTTTTTCCACAATAACCACTCAAATCATTCCAATCGAATGACACGGATGTACCATTTATTTCAAACGTTACATCATTTATAGACGCATCACCACTATCCATCGATAAATCGCTTAACATAAGACCCACTTTTACTAAATCACTTTTGATTAAAATGGGATATCCAAAATTTTCATCTTGGTCATATGCTCCGGCACCATAAGCAAAAGGAAATTCACCAGCCGATAAATCATTCGTTTCGCCTAAAGCTTGGTAAGCAAACCCGACCATAGAAGCAGCTTCTAATGAACCCTTTATTACTACATTTCCACTTACTTCTAATGAACCATTCATAAACACATCAATTGAATCATCGTAAGACAACGATATATCGGATTGTGCGCTTTCATCATAATGTGTTTTTGTAATGATGAATTTATCACTATGTTCTTGACCTTCTTTTCGTCCACTGTAACCAAAAAATACATTATCACTAGAATCTTGAACCATAATACCAGAAGGCAAATTGGTAGTTTGGTTACTTGAAATGTCTTTTACATTTATTTTTATGATGTTATCGCTTACATCCAAATTTACGCTATTTATGGTCGTTTTGGTGTAAGTATAAGAAGACTCATTTACATTCAAAGACCCATCAATAGTGACTGTGCCTACCAAACGTGTTTCACCATCAACGTACAAATCCTTGTTCAAGGATACATCGCCTTTTACCAATAAATGTTCTGCTATTTCAACATTGGCGTTAAGTGACACATCACTAGAGGCTTGTAAAGTGGTCACGGTGGTTGGACCAACGACATTCAACCCATCAGACACGTCAACAAACGCATTTAAGGATACATCGCCTGTTACTAGTAAATGTTCTGCTATTTCAACATTGGCGTTAAGTGACACATCACTAGAGGCTTGTAAAGTGGTCACGGTGGTTGGACCAGCGACATTCAAACCATCGGACACGTCGACAAACGCATTTAAGGATACATCGCCTTTTACCAATAAATGTTCTGCTATTTCAACATTGGCGTTAAGTGACACATCACTAGAGGCTTGTAAAGTGGTCACGGTGGTTGGACCAGCGACATTCAAACCATCAGACACGTCGACAAACGCATTTAAGGATACATCGCCTTTTACCAATAAATGTTCTGCTATTTCAACATTGGCGTTAAGTGACACATCACTAGAGGCTTGTAAAGTGGATACCGTAGTTGGACCAGCGACATTCAACCCATCAGACACGTCGACAAACGCATTTAAGGATACATCGCCTATAGTTTTAAGTTTAGACTGAATGGTTACATTTCCGACAACATTTAAAGAATTATCTATATTGGTTAAATCTCCTACATCAGAATAGGTAATCCCTTTTAGGTTGTATTCATTTTTAGTAGCGCGACTTGTAGTGGTTCTTTTGATACCCGACATTATATATTCTTATAATATTTTAAATTTTATCAATATTCTGAATGTAACACACAGAATTATCTTTATGTATATCAACCATAATTTCTTATAGACAATATATAACGGTTTTTATATAGTCATACTACATTCTTGATTGTGAATATACATTACGATAGATATTTTATTCTTATAGTTGGTCAAATATCACCGAGATGCTTAGGTAGTTCCTCATTCGCTTGTTGGTCTACGTAATCGAGTTTAAGGGTTAAGCATAATGCGATTAAGTGATGTTTTAAATCTTTAATGGTGTAAATTATTATTATTTAATAGATGAATTTGATTTTCATATACTTGTTCAAATATGTTCTTGTCTACGGATTGAAGGTAATACACGGCTGGTTGTTGAACGAACTATAATAATTTAAAGTAGGTGCATTAAATTTTAATAATACTTCGCTATGGGAACAAGCAATACCGAATACAATCACCGCATTTATCACACTAATATGGCGATCACAACTTAGCTTACTTAAACCGGTAAGTTTCTCCATACAAAACTTCGCGAGATGGACATAATTTCTTTGTTGTTCAAAAACAAATATTTAGACGGCATATAACATAGGAGTTTATTTTTATTTAAAGTATAATTTGGTATCATGGCTATTGACTTTTAATATCCTAAAAAACGACTTGGCTCTCTTATATGTCCTTGTTTTTTATTAACATCATAGTATTTTATTACATTCTTTGTTTCGTATATTAGTTGCTTGATGGTGCCATAAAACCACATGGCGTTAAAACGATTACACTCTTGGTAATGGAATACTAATAATATATACGTTATTAGTATATATTATTTTATTCTGGTTTTTGTGGAAAGGGCATGTCATGCACCCATACACTCGGAAAGTCCCTCAACGCTTGCCGATAGGCCAACCATAGTTCTCGTTGCGGAAAATCGGGCAAGGCAGTATAATCGCTATCTCGTAATAGTTTATCACGCTCTTCACGCATTTCGACCATTTGTAAGTCATCGTATTTTAAATCTAATTCTTCTAAAGTAGGTTTAGGTAAGGTATCGTCTAACCATCTTAAACTGTCGTATGTTTCGCCGCATATCCACGCATGTTCGCCATAATACTTTCCTAATATTTTGCTATAATCCATATAATATATGTATAGATTTTATTTTATCCAAGAAATTGAACTACAAAAGGATTTAATATTTCGTCGTCTGTAGTAGTATTTTGTCTTAATCTTATTTGAGAGTTTGCCATACGAGCGTACAATTCGTCGCCGACACTACAATCTATAATGACGGACATTTGCCTTTTTTGGTTATTACCTGGTGTGTTAGAGCCCTCTTGACTTCTTGATATAAGTCGTATGGTAGAACCATCGTCTAATATTAAATCTACCGTTGCGCTTTGGTTATTAATGGTGTAATAAGAAGCATACACGTAATATCTCCCCGCCACAGGGCAAGTAAACACATTAGTAGATGTATCGTAATGACCTCCTATGTTATACTGCGCTTCTTCATAAGGCAATTTGGTTAAACCTCCTGAAACGGTGTCACCACTTTTAGAATAGGCTAAAACCCCTATTTGATTCGGGGCAGTAATCACACCGCCAATAGAAACATAACCATCGGTGAACAGAGTAAGAGCATTTAATGTACTTGTATTGACAGTGGAAAAGTTTGCGTCGGCTGTAGACGATAGGATATTCCCAACGATGGATATATTTGCCCCCGCAATCAAGGTTTCTTGATACCCTACGATGTTGGAAGCGTTGATTTGCGACGCATCCAATGTTTGTATAGTTGCTTGATTCATAGAAACATCACCAAATACTTCTAACTCTTTGTAAATACTTGTATTGCCTGACGAATCAATCAATAATGCATCCCCTTCACTACCTGCGTTAAATAACGCGACTGAATTATTGTCTCCACTCCCTAATTGGGAAACTTTTAACGCTGGTCCAGTTCCTTCATTTGAAATATCTAATTGGGTACTAACTAGTATTTCATTATTGATCGTAGTATTTATTAGATTATTTACATTCAATGAACCATCAATTATAATATTTCCATGTACATGTAAGTCATTCAAGCAAATATCACTTGAAAACGAAATGGTGTCTTGTTTATTGGACAAGGCAATTTCTAGTCCAGAAGTATCGCTAATTGATAAATCGCCTTCGTTAATAGTAGGTTGTTTACTTATGTTTAGGTTAGATACATCTAAATATAATGCTTCTACGCTGCTAGATAAATCATATACAGAGTTACTCAGATCACTATCTATTGTTATATTGGTTATTAAATCATTTATTTCAACAAAAGAACTATCTACGTCATTTCGTAGTTGATTTACATAATAAAAATTACTTTCTACACCACTTACACCAACCACAGAAATAATATTGTCTACTATTTTTATATTATTTCCAGCATTTAATTTATTTTGTTTTAATGAAATATTATATTGATTCATTTCAATATCACTCTTTATAGTTTCCAAATCAATATTTGGATTAGAGACATAACGCGTATTATAAGGTTCTAAAATCATTATAAATCTATTTCTAGCTGGATTGTATGGGTAATTGGTATATTCGCGATTGGTAGTTTGAGACAATAAGTCCGAACAAAACCACGAAATCACTGAATTTTCTTCTATTATAATTTCATCATAGTCAACACTTATGGTTGGACCATTTATATTTTTTTTCTTGAATAATGCCCCCAACATATTTTTACTAGCATCAAGCGTTTCTTCCACATAATAATCACTCATGATTCCATTGATATATAAATCCATCTTAATACGTACGCTGGATGAATTAAAATCATATACATCTAAAAATTCGCTGGTTTCATAGTTCTCATAACCATCGTATAAATACATAAAATATACTCGTTTCAATATGGATTTACATGGAACAATTACCCCAAAAAAACCACTTGACCATTGACCTGCTCCATAAGCAAATGGAAATGTTTGATAATCGTAATTGGAACATTCAGCCACAAGCGAATAATGTGGATTTGTATAAGATACATCGTCTAAAAG